TCATTTGAACTCCTCAATCGCTGAGGTCACTTCCTTTAGTTTGCTCTCAACGGTTTCGGTCAAGGCCTCCCTCACCGATCGAATGCGATCCCTTACGTTGGCGGGAGCAGTTTGGAGCATCTCGGCGGCGCGTTCTGACAGTCGCCGAATGTCAGGGTCATCGGCGCTCTCACCTCCGAACGTCCGCGAGATGGCTCCAGCCAGCATGGAATTAACGAGCCGAGCCCGAATATCGTCACGAATTCCCCGGAGCTGGTTGAACAGCTCCTCTTTGGGATCATCGATGGCGCTCAGCATGGTCGATGCAATATCGCGGGTGTCTTCAAGCTTGGCCAACGCATTGTCTACACTCCGCGAGATCGCCCGGCCCGCATTGATGACTGCCCTAGGCTTCTCCGGCAATTCATCGAAACTCATGCCATCCAAGGCGCTGCTAAGGCGTGCGGACGAGCCAGAGGCACGCGTTGTGGGGGCCACCTGGGTGGGGGCCGTCGGAATGTAAAGCGAGGGCACGACTCCACGGGGCGGCGCCGAAGACCGCGAAGGAGCCCGCGCAGCGGGGGCGCTGGGTTGGCCCCTTACCTGGGGCTGAGGCCGAACGATGGGCGGTGTTGTCGGTTGCCGGCTTGGAGCTGCTGGCGCCGTGAAGGGCCGCTCACGGAGGGCAGGCGTGGCATAGCTGCTTGAAGATTGAGGAACGATTGGGCACCTAGAGAAGCACTCAGCATTTCTCGTCTGGGCAAGTGCGGCCTCGGGCATTTGCTGGGCTATCACGAGCGCAAAGCAAATCAGCAGCCGCATCTTCGCGTCTCCCTAGGGGCGCATGATGACCGAGTGGATTTCTCCGCCTACATCTACATCGAGCCGCAGCGGTGCTCCGCCGCCATCTGCTTCAGCCAGCACCACAAGCCCGCCATAAGTACCCTTTGGGGCGAGCGTGGCCGTGCTCACGAAAGATTTCGGAGCTTCATCGGTTTCAGCGGACGCATTTGCCTGGGCCTCTGCCAAACTTGCCGTGGACGCGGTGATCGCCACGACGCTCCCCGCCTGCAAAGCGGCGGTGGTAGCCTGATTGAAGCGCCCCGAACCGGCGAGCCCCCCGGCGGCGGCTCCCAATGCTATCCCAAACGCGGCCAAGGCCTCTTCGTCTTGCTGCTTCTTGTCGATGGCTGCCTGCATCCCGGCATAGCCCAACACCGGAACTGCCTTTTGCTGCTGTTGTGCTGAAATAGAGGCTTCTCCGAAGTGAAGCGGCTGAGCCCCCTTGTTGCGAATTTTGACGATTACTGCGGTGCCATAATCTTCCCATGCCGCGTCGGAGCTTATAGACACCAGCAAGTCGCTTCTCTTGCCGCGAGATTGAATGATCTTCTCTCCGGTAAGCTTATTGACGCCTTCCGTTTGGGTAGGGTTGGCTTTCTCAATCGTCCTAAGCTGCGCGGTTGGGCCAATTTGACAAGCCGAAACAACAAGCGCGACCGTCAGAAGATAGCTGATACGCCACTGCATCTTGGACGCCCCCATCCAAATCCGCGACTTATACAATTTGAGGCGAATTGGCTTAATCTGTCAACGTATTGTTGATCTTTCGATTCCTACTCGAAGGATCATATCTAAAGGGGGGGTCTTTCCATTACTAATTGCGGCTCGGTTAGCTCGATATCCGAATTTCCGCACAGCCCAAAGCTGCTCGCTAACGTAGCCGGTCGAGACGGTGGCGGCGCGAGCCGATTTATGTGGCCTTGAAACTAATGAATGGCGCTATCTGCACCACTTGGGCGAGGCACTCGAAGAACCATTCTGCTCCGCTCATCTACACCGGTAGAGCGGCCAGTTCCTCAACGAAGTCAGGGGTTATCAGTCAATTCAAGCGCTTAAGGAGCCTTGAAAGACGAATGGTGCCCAGGGGCGGAATCGAACCACCGACACTGCGATTTTCAGTTGCGGGTAAGTGTCTGAAAAACCTAGGGCGTGTTACCGGCGCCCTAGGCCGATCCCTTGATCAGCCCGACAGCCACGAGCGCGGCGCGGATCGCAAGCAGCAGGCCGAACGCTGCGGTCATGTCGGTGCGCAATTGGTTCACGCGAGCAACCAGAGCGTCGGCCTGCGCCTGCGTCGCGTAGCCGTAGGGCGTCGTCTGCGTCGCCGCTGTGCCGACGACTGCGGCGCCGATGGTTAGCGAGATCGCAGCCTGCGCCGCCTCGCCGGCTTGAGGGACGGGCGTCACACCATAGAAGCCGATCGGGGTGGCAGTGCTGTTCCCGAGGAAGAACTTCGTGAAGTGCGAGATCGGGCGCTTGCCGCTGCCAGCGACGGGGTGCCAGACGTAGACGAGCTCGGTGCCGATCGCGGGCTCGGCCAGGGTTTCGAGGTTGGGAAGCGTGGTCATGGTTTGCCCTCGTTAAGCGGCGGCACGCGCACGGATGGCAGTTCTTGCCAGATCGTCCAGAGCCCATGCGGCATGCGGTAGTTGATCTGTCCGCGAATGATGAGGCCCTTCACTTGGTCGAGCTCGGTCGGGATGGCTGCGCAAAGGTCGCGCCGGCCGGGGCCGAGCGCTGAGGTCTCGGGGTTCCGCAGAACCTCGCCATCGCTTTCGCGTGCCGTGATGACAGGGAACTCGACGGCGGTCCCTTCGACCGTGATCGTCCAGGCGACGACGATCGGCTGCGCATAGCGGACCTTGACCCAATACCAGGTCCAGCACATCCGGCCCGGCGTGCGATCTCCCGGCTCGAACTCAACGCGCTGCTCGGACAGCACCGGCGCAAAGGCCGCTTCGAGCCGCGGGGTCCCGAAGACGAACATGATCGTCCCGACGACGCCAGCAGTCGCCCACACGCCAACGGCAGCGGCGGTGCGCGCGGATAGCATCACTTGCCCCCTTTGATCGTGAACCAGATCGCAGTCCCGATGCCTGTCATGAACAGGCCGACGATCGCGAACATGCCATGACGGACCACGGCCTCGCGGGTCTCTCGCGCCGAGCGCATGGCAGTGAAGTCGCGGCGGACTTCGATCAGCGCCTTCTTATCGCCGGGCGCGACGTCGAAAACCTGCTCGAGCAATCCGTCGATCGCGGCCTTTGCAGCGGTCTCGGCGATTTCCTCGATCTCCTCCCGCTTCACGGACTGCTCTTGCACCATGCGCGCAGCCGACTTCGCCGCCGTCGTGGCGAGGCGATCGAGGTCCGACATGTGGACAACCGCCGTGCCCGGCAGCATGGGCACAGGGGGCGCATTGTGATCGTTATCTGCCGTCAAGGTGCCTTCCATCCGCATATCTTGGCGCCCTTCGAATTGTGGACGGCGACTTGGTTCTGCGTGTTCCGCGTATCTTGAGACGAGGCGACGATCGGCCCGAAGACCTGACAGTCACCGCCGCCAGGGGTCTGGCAGGACGCAAGCGGGATCGTTGCTGCACAGAGCACCATCACGCTCCACTTCACGCGCCGCATTTGCCGCCTCCGTGTTCTTCTGCGCCACCTTGGCGAGCGCGAGCTTTTCGCCGTCCATGCGGCCCTTCGTGTACGAGACCACCAGCAGCGCGAGGACAACGGCCGCGGCAATGGCGTAGATCTTGGTCATTCGACCGCCTCAACCGGCTTCGCCTTGCGCCACAGCAGGAAGGCCGCGACGGCGCCCAGCACCAGCAGCACCCCGATGAAAGCCGGATCGGTCAGAACGTCCTTGTAGTCGCGCCAGAAACCCAGCACGGCGCCCGCGCCGACCAGGCTGCCCGCGCCGACCTTCTGTTCCGTGCTGATCGTCTTCTCGACCGGCGGCGGCGGCAGCGCCTTGGCCGTGCCACCCTCGGGAACCTTCGGGCCCATCTCGGGCTGGACGCCGCCGGCAGCCATCGCCATGGCGCGCTTGCGGATATCGGCGACCCGGTTGCCCCAGCCCTTGCCGAACGTCTTCCACGTCGGCAGGCTCTTGAGGAAGGCCAGCCGGCGATCGCAGAGCGCGTTGATGAGCTCGCGCCGATCCTCGATGACGATCGCCTTCAGCGTCTCCTTCCCGACCCATCCGTCAGCCTTCGCGCCAACGGCAGCCTGCAGCGATTTAACCGCCCGCGACGGCCCGCTGTTCACGCCGAAGTCGTAGACGCAGAGATCGACGCCAGGCGGCAGGTTGTCGGCGCCGATGCGGTCCCAATAGTTCTTGCGGTAGATCTGGAGCGCCGTCGCCTTCGAGAGGTTGCGGATTTCGCTGTCGGATGCCGGGCGGCCCAGCCACGCGGACAACGTCGCCTGCGTCACGCCATACATGGTCTTGCCGCCGGGGTCCGCCTTATGATCGGACCACCCGCCTTCCCACCTCGCCGTGATCTCATGGCAATCGTTGAAATTGGACATCGGGCACCCCTTGAGATGCCCGACCTTGGCCGCGCAGGTTGCCCGGTGCACCGCACACGCGGTTATGTTGCGATGGTCCAAACCCAGGTTGGCGCCGAGCTATGGGTGATCTTGATCACCTCGCCGTGCCGCACCAGCACTTGGCCGCTCGTGAGGCCGAGGGCTCGCGTGGCACCGGCTGCCCCAACCGCGATTTGCGTCACCGTGCCGCCACTGATCGAGACGTTGCAATCGAAGTTGTACGGATTCGCGAATTCGACCGTCGTCGCCGGCACAGACGGGGCCGCGCCAAGATCGCTCGTCGGCGCGCGGGAACCGAAGTTGCGAGAGATGTACGTCGTTGCGGTGCTCGTCTCGACAACGGCCGACGCCGTCCACACCCATGTGGGCGCGACGGTATAGGTCAATTTGATGACCTGGCCATTCGGCACCACGACCGGGCCCGAGGTCACGCCAGTCACCACGGTTGAGCCGGCCGGGCCCACCGCGATCGCGCTAACCGTCCCGCCTGAAACCGTCACGATGCAGCTGCACCCGAACGGATTGGCAAACTCGACGGTCGTGGCCGGGATGGTCGGCGACGCGGCAATGCCTGCGCCGATGTGGTTGTCGACGATCCGGTTGCGCAGGTTGCGCGGGCCGGCATCGGAATAGATGCCCTGCATGAGCGCGCTGGTATCGCGGCGGTCCAGCGCGTGATTGCCCGAGAATACGTTGTCGCTCGAGCCGCCGCCGGCCTGATCGATCGCGGCACCGAACTGAATTGCCCGCGCCCCATAGACGGCGCCGGGATCCAGGATCGTATTGGCCTCGAACCGGCTGCGCGACACGTCAACGCCAGCAATGCCCATCGTGCCGGGCGCTTCGATGTAGTTGCCGCGCACGAGCAGATCGAGACACTGCGCCGGGTGGTCGGTCACCGAACCGCCGTGGAAATACATGGCCGCGGCGTCGATGTTGGGCACGACAAACCACGACCACGAGCTCGGTGCCACGCTGTAGTTCATGACGATCTCGTCGCCGCGGTAGATGACCAACGACTTGTTCGGCCCGGCCGGGTAGGCGGCGAAGCTGTCCTCCGGCAGCTCGATAGTCGGGACGGTGCCGACGCCGCGCTTGCGCAGGAAGGTGACATTCGTCCCGCCGACCCACTGGATCAGCACCGGATAGGTGTAGATGTCGGACGGCTGCCTATGGGCATAATGCTCGCCGCTCGCACCGATCGCCGGCGCCGTGATCTGCACGCCAGCGGACGGGCGAATGAAGCGGTTGCCGATATAGCGGCCGCGCCGCGGCCCAGGCGTGCGCACTTGGCCCGTCTGAAAGAACTCGGTCATGGCGCCGCTATCGAAGACGCCGCCCGTCCCGATGAACGTGTTGTTGACCACATCATGGTCGGACATGCCGAAGTCCGAGCGGACCATGCCGACGTGCTGGTGGAAGCCGACTCGGCTATCAGGATGCGCGCCGACCGGGTAGAGGCCGAAACCTTCGACGCGGTTGCCGAACACCTTCAGGCCGGGATCGTTGAAGCGATCAAGGAACGGGCCGGAAGCGTTCTTGCAGTAGTTGTTGCTGACACGGCCGTCGATGCACGAGCCCACCTGAATGACGGAGCCGGTGATGCCGGCCGGCGCCAGCGCCGTCGCATATTGCGGCAGGACGCCACGCAAGCAGCCGTAGAACTCGTTCCCCTCGATGATGGGGTTCTGGGCACCGACGCGGACGCCATTCTCATCATAGGCCCGCGGATCGACGGTGCCGGCGACGATGCCGTTGCCGTACGCGTCATAGATCTTGTTCCCGATCGCGGCGAAATTGTCGATGCCGAGAGTCTCGATCGCCGAAAGCGAACGGCCGAAATGCCCATCGACGACAATGCCACTGCCGTTCTGGTTCTTGCAGTGGATATGGAAGCGCTGAACGCTGACGTTCTTGTTCTTATAGCCGCCATTGACCGGGTCATAATCCTTGTCGAGGTCAGGCCCGTACTTGTCGAAGTTCAAGAACTGGAAAACGTTGTTGCGCGTGATGTTGTCGGAACCGTTCAGCCGGCCGGGCTTCGGGATCAGGTGGGCGTTGTCGCTGATGAAGTGAACGTTCGAGAGGCCGCGCCCATCGAGCCCGTCCTGAATGGCGTAGTAGCCCGGCGGGAAATACACGATGCCGCCGAGCAGGTTCGCCGCCTCTGCGGCCTGCCGAACCGCAGTGTCGCACGTCAGGCTCGACGGGTGCTCTGCCGCCGCCTCGCTGGAATAGGGGATGTAGTTGAACGGCGGGGAGGTGACGACGAATTTGCGGTCGGGGTTCTGGACTGAAGCCGCGGCCGCCAGCACCTGAGCGAGCACGGCCAGGATGTTGTCTGGCGCGCCGACCAGATTGTTTTCGATCTCGCCGATCCGGGTGTCGTGGCCATCGAGGCGCGTTTCCGCATCGTCCGCCCGCTCGACCAACTGCACGAGCGCGATCTGCTGCGCGAGGTTGAGCGTCTCGTTTGCCGTCACGTCCGCGCGCACCTCCCGCGCAATGGCGGTGAGGGTGTTCAGTTCGACATTCAGATCCTTGGCCGGGATGCCGCGGCCTTCCTCGTAATTGCTGGTGCGCCGAGGAGCGCGGCGGCCCTTGATCACGAGCGCACCCGAGATCGGCGCCGAGAACGTGATCGAGCAATTCGTGTAGGTGTTCGGCGAGCCGTAAAAGCCGGGCTCAGCCGCTGCTGCCAGCGTCCAGCCGGCAACAACCTCGCCGTCCAGCGTCACGCGCAGATCGGCGCCCGTATTGTCGAAGAGCGGGAACGGCACCGGGAACGGCCCGGCGCTGGCGTTCGGGCTGTACGAGACGATGCGATCGGAATTGGCGATGACGGGCGCGACCATGGCCGGACGATGGCCGCCCGACCGACAGCCCGCACCGCACAGGCGCTATCGCGGCGCGCGCTCCGGGATGCCCATCACCGAGTTGACGCCCTTCTCGACCTGATCGAGTAGACCGCGGACATAGAAGAGATTCTGAAAGGGCACCAGCCGCCGCACTGCCGTCGTGTCCGAGGCGGTCCATTCGCCGGTCGCCGCCGAGCCGCTGATCTGGGCGATGCGCTCGATCTTGCCAGCAGTCGGGCCGGCGAGGGTGCCCAGGATGCCGCGCGACTGCATGCGCGAGAGCGGCTTGTCGGCGCCGATCAGGCGGAACACGTCGGCCTGGCCGCGCGTGATCTTGCCCGAGGTGGCGTTGATCTCGTCGAGCCAGCCCAGCACGCCCGAGCGCGACACGCCTTCCTTGAACCAGTCCTGCGGCCGATCGCTGGCCGGCTGGCCGGAGACCCAGGTGTAGAGGCGATAGGACAGCATGCCGAGCAGCACGGAGGCGACCAGGCCCTGCAGCGTATTGATGTCGGAGCGCTGCAGGTTCGCGATCAGCATGCGCTCGTTGGCGCCGGCGATGAACGCCTTGAACTGCCCGAGCAGGGAGACGCCCGAGCGGGACATCCAAAGCGGCTTTTCCAGGCCGGGCGTGACCACGGCGATATCCGTCTCGCGGGCGAGGGCGGCCTCGAATGCCTGCGCCGCGCCGCGATCCTTCCAATCGGCCGTGTTCGGCAGCCGCACGCCATCGACATTCGCCCCGCCGCCGTCCTGCATGGCCGACCAGATGCGCTGCGCCATGGCGTTGTCGATGTTCGACTCGGCCATGTTCGCGATATCCCGCGCGGTGCCGCGCCCTTCGGAGATCCGGCGCGCGGCCCGCAGCATCTCGGCGCTCGCCGTCGTCGCGGCCACGGACTTGACCATGTCCGTCCAATAGCTCTGCAGGTTGGCGATCTGCGACTTGTCCGCCGCCCACTGCATGGCTCGCTCGAACTTCGTGCCGGGCTTGTAATTTTCGGTGATGTCGGAAAGCGCGTGCTGCCGCAGGTTCAATTGCGTCTCGACCGCGATGCCCATGGCCTTCATCTGCCGCAGTTCAGCGGCCGACTGCGGAGAGGACCCGGTCATCGCGCGGAAGAACGGCAGCCAGCCGTCGCGAAACACGTTGACGAAGCCGTGCCGAAACACGACGCCGGCCGCGTCGCCCATGCTGTTGAGGGTCGACGTTCCCAGGTCGGTGATGACGTTGAAGTTGCGGGCGACGTTCGCCGCGCGGGCGATGTTCCGGCCGGTCGTATCAGCGGCGATGCCATAGACCCCACGGATGCGGTCGCGCGTGGCGCCCACATCGCGCAGCATGCGCTGCTTCTCTTTCTCCAGCGCGTCGAGCGCCTTCTCCGACATGCCCGGCTTGGCCTTCGCCGCGTACTCCTCGTTGATCTGCTTCATGACGTTGACCATGTCGACATCGCCGAAGCGCTCGACGAGCGCCATATCGGGCAGCAGCGTGCGCGTGACGGTGCCGAGCAGATGCTCGACGTCATCCTCGATCAGATCGCGGACGAGGGCGGTTGGGATGGCGAACTCGCGCGATTTCAGCGCGCCGCGCATCTCGCCCGATTCCGGCGTTTGCCGGGCGCCACCGGCCGAGGCCACGTCATAGGGCAGCCGGCCGTCAGGCGTGCCAAGCAGCCGGTTGACGATCTCGTTCGCGCGGCTTTCCAACTCGATCCGGGACAGATCGCGATCCGATCCGACAATGCGGCGCATGGCAGCCATCACCGGACGGTCGGCGGACGCCAGGCGAGCGGCATCAGGGCCGCGCGCAGTCGCCGCCTTCTCGCGCGAGCGGATCGCCGTCAGCGCCTCGCTCGCCGACTTGCCGCCCCATTCCTGCAACTCGCGCTCGACCCGCGCCAGGACATCGGCCTCTGCCGCCTTGCCGAGCTCCAGCGCGTCATCGAGCAGCTGCCGCTTGGTTGCCGAGCGTGATGCCTGATCGTTCAGGATGCCGATGCGGCCGCGGCTCACCCGGTCAGGTATTCCGGCCTCACTCTGCCGGCCGGCGAGCAACCGGCGCCGCCCGGCGGCTGCCTCGCGCCCGGCGAGACCCTGCTGCACGGCGGCCCGGGCCGACGCCAAATCTTCCCGGGCGAGCGTCAAGTTGCCCTCAACGCCTTCGAGCCGAACAGACGGCGGAATGGCTGCGGCTTCCATCTCGCCGAGTGCGCGATCGAGATCCTCCAACGACCGGGCCGGTGCATCCTCGCCGCGCAGGAACGCCGCGACATCGCCGCGCGTCTTCGGATTGAAGCCGGCGCGATCCATCGCCTCGTTCACCGATGCGGCGAACCTCGTGGCGTCGAGCGCCATGTGGTCTCCGGCGGATAGGCTATCGGTCCAGAAGAACGGATTGCGCCCGCGCAGCGCTTCGTCGAGCCATTCGAGAACCTGCCGTTCATCCGGCCGCTCAGCGAGGCGGAATTCCTCTTGCAGCTTCTCGCCCCATTCGTCGACAGAGCGGCCGTTGCGGCTGACAAGGCCGGGATGCTGGCGCGTCGAGCCGACCGTCGCCATGACATCGCCTTGGCCTTCCCGGATGCCGCCGTTGCGCGCGAGCCAGTGCACGAACGAGGGCTCTTTCACCGGCCGGCGCTTCCCGAGCACGATCTCGGCCGCCATCTTGCCGACGCGGTCGCCGAGGACGGCGTCGGCTTCCGCGCGCTCGATCCGGTCAAGGTCGCGGTCAGTGACGCGGGCACCGGCTTCCTCAGCGCGGGCGGCGCGGAACTCGCGCTCTAGCTGATCGATGCGCTCGCGCAGGCCCGGGTCGCGGACCTCCTCGCGCATGGCCGCAATGAATTCCTCGATGTCGGCCTGCTCTTCGGCCAGCGCCGCCGCGCGATCGTCCAGCGTCGCGACCCGCTTGCCGGCGCGCTTGGCCTCCATCGCGCGTTCCGAGATGCGTCCTTCCAACTCCGTGGCGCGCTGCTCCAGTCGCTCGACCTGCGCCTCAAGCTTTGCGCGCTTGTCGTCGAGCCCGTCGAGCTCATCCGACAGCGCGCTCAACCGCTCCTGTGCACCGGCCTTGCGAGTCTGCTCGCTCTCCAGCCAGTCGGTGAAGCGCTTGACCACGTCCGGCCGCTTGGCGGCGATCTTCTGCTTGTCCCACACGCGGGCGAACCAGGAGGGATCATTCTTCGGGGCTGCGTCGGGATCGAGCAGCTTCAACTCGACGGCTTTCGCGCGGATCGGCTCCAGCACGTTGGCGCGGATCGCCTTCGCCGCGCGCTCAACCTGCGGCACCGCATGGACATCGCCCGAGAACAGGGCCGTGGTCACCTCCCGCTTAAATTCGGGGAAGCCCATCTTTTCCGGAGCCGCGCCGCGGAGGTCATCGAAGCCAGCGCGCGCGATCGGTGCCGAGGTATCAGCGGCGCCGAACCGGTAATCCGCGAACGCCTCTTTCAGCGTCTCGCCGGCCTCAAGCTGCATGCGCACCTTTTGCGACTGGACAAGCCGGCTGAGCGGCGGCCCGTCGAAAGAGGTCGCCACGCCGCGCGCGTTGTCTTCGAAGCGCAGCGAGGTTTCGGCCAGGTCGGCCATGGCGCGCTTCGCCGCGATGCTGTCCGAGGAGAAGACGCGCATGGTCGGGCTGGACCGCTCCATGAGCCAGCCGATAACCGGCACCTTGTCGAGGCCGAAGCCGACGAGTTTCAGCTCGCGCGTGTCCGCCGCGGCGGCGCCGGCCGAGCGCGCCATACCAACGGCAGGCGCGCCGAGCGCTTCGTCTACCGTCTCGGAAACCTTCAGCCGATCGCCGTAAAGCGCGGACTCAAGCGCCGAACGCTCCGCGCGCGTCATCAGCGCGGCAGCACCGCCGCCGATAAGCCCGCCCAGGATGCCGCTCGTCGCGATCGAGATCAGGCTCTCGCCGGCCGAGCGGGTTTCCTGCGCCGACTGCAGGGCGAGCTCGGAGACACCCGTTTGCAGAGCGGACAGACCGCCGACCAGCGCAGCCGAGCGCGCGACGCTATAGCCGCCGCGCACCGACTTCACAGCGCCGCCGACAGGAAGGAACATCAGCGGATCGAGCGTGCCGGCGAGGATCCCCGCCGCGACGCCCCAACCGCCGGCATCATGCAGCACGCGCTTGTCCGCTTCCTCGCGATCGATGCGGGCCTGAAAGTCCCGCATCTCGTCAGGGCTGCGGATCGACAGCGCTTCGTCGAGATAGTCGCGCTCGTATTTCGTGCCGCGCAGGGCCGCGATCGGGTTGTATCCCGGCTCCGGCTCATAGATCGGCCGGTTCAGCAGCGAAACGACGTTCGAGACGACATTCTCCTGCCGAAATGCAGAGCCGAGCACGTCCCAGGCACCCGCCCCGGTCGGAAAAGGATTCGGTTCCGGCGCTGTCGTTGGGGTGCGAAGAGCAGCCTGAGGTTCATCGTCGAAGGTGATCGGCATCAGCGCGACCTCGTGCGGCGTTGTTCCGCGCGGCGTCGGATATCGGCCTCGTATCGCTCTTGCGATGCGCGAGCCTCTTCCATGCCTCCGAAGGTCGCGAGCGCCGCGTCGCGGCCGGCGGTCAAGGCGATATCCGGGTTGGCTGTGAACCGCGCCTGCTGTCCCTGCGCATTCTGTAGCGCGACGTACATGCCGTTAGGCGCCATGACGACGATTGGATAGGAGGGCGGCTTGCCAGCGTTGAACTCGGCCTCGGTGCGTGCATCCGGAACGATCATGCGCGGCGCTCCGAGCATGGCCGTCGCCTCCGGCGAAGCGATGTTCTGGCTGGCGTCGCGACCGGTAATGTCGGGAATGAGAGCCCCCATGCCGTAGAGAGTCGTCCGAACGTCGTTGTCCAGTTGCTTCGCGATCCAGTCATGCGAGCCGCCGATCGGCGGATAGGCCGCCGACTTCTCCGGCGCGAACTTCATCAGCCGGCCGCCGTTGGCGATCGACGGCGCCCACACCTTCTTGAGACGGTCGACGGCGATCTGCCGCGCCTTTCCTTCGTCGCCGATCTCGGCATAGACCTCGGAGAATTCGCGCTCGAAATCGACCTTCAGCTCTCCCGCCTGCAGGGGCTGGGCCGGGGCGGACGGCGCTGTGAAGGGCATGACCGACTCGTCGAAATAGCCGGCGATGTCGCTCGCCGTGACCTTCTCGACCTTCTTCACGCCCTCCGCGCGCATCGCCTCGCGGGCCTTCTGCGTCGATGGATCATCCGAGCGCAGCATTTCCTTCGCCAGGGTCTCGGCCGGCATATAGGCCATCTTGGCGTTCCAGAGCTCGAGCTTATTCTCGACGCTGGCGCCGAACGCCTTCGTGAACGCCGCCGGGTCGCGCTTGTGCTCAGCGTCGAGCGCGGAGAAGGCCGCCGTCATCTTCTGCGGATCGCCCGAGCGCGACATGCCGATCAGCGCGTCCTTGACCGGGGCTTGGCTCATGATCGCGCCGAACTGATCGGGAGGAAGCTGCACGAGCCCGCCCAGGAGCTTGGACGCGGTCGCGCCGTCGCCCTGCGAGAACTGCTGTGCAAGTTGCCCGACCTCGGCCTTCGTCAGCGGCAGAACCGGGTCGACCGAGCCCGTCGCCGAGCGCAATTCGTTCGAGGCCTTCGCGCGGGCCGGCAGCGCCGCATCAAGGTTGTTCCAGTCGAGCGGCGCCTGCTTGGCGACCATGCCATAGCGTGGCCCGGCCGACATCGGATCATCGGCAAGCGCCTTGTCGCGCGCGTCGAAGGACTCGGTCAGGTTGTCGAGCATGGCGCGCTGGATCTCGGACGAGCCGCCCGAAAGCTCCTGCGCCAGGCGCTGCATGGCCGCGTCGCGAACCGGCTTCGGCAGCCCCTCAAACTGCTTCGACGCTTCCAGCGACTTGACGAGGCTCATCGTCTCCGTGCGCAGCTTCTGGTCGCCGGACAGCGTGACCATGTCGATGAAGGCCGTGAACTCCTGCTCGCTCGGGGGAAGCCCCTTCTTGAAGCCATCGGCGATCGACGGCGCGAGGCGGCGCGCGTCCTGCCCCATGGCCTTGCGATAGTCGTCGATCATCGAGGCGTCGGGATAGAGGAACGCCCGCCCGCCATCGGCCGTGTTGAAGCGGCGCGGTTGCGCGAATTCGGGCCCGCCGCCGGGCGGTGGCGGCTTCCTGTAGCCGGCGACGTCGTCCAGTTTGAACAGGGACGACGAGACCGAGCCCTTGACCCGGTTGCCCGCGTCGTCCGTGCCGCCTTGGTTGCCGCCGAGCACGCGGATATAGCGCTTGCCATCCTTCTCTTCGAAGCCCTGCACGATGCCGGCATGGCCCGAGCCGTCGCCCCAATTGAACACGACGATGTCGCCGGCGCCGGGCGCATCGGTCGGCGTCCCGTAATTCAGGAAGTCGAGCGCCCGCAGCGAGCCGGTGCCCTTGCGCCCCGACGCGCCCATGACGGCGTTCACGAAGGCCGCGCACCACGGCACCGTCGCGGGGTCGATCTTGCTGCCGGCGTATTTCTCGATGAAGGACGAGAGCGCTTTGCGGCCGGCCGGGTCGCGCTCGTTCATCCCGATATACATTGAGCCGACCTGTTCGGCGCTCGTCGAGCCGGACAACTGCCGACCGTTGAAGAGCACCGGGCCGGACGGCGGCGCGCCCATGTTCAGGTTGGCGAGGATCTTCTCTTTGTAGTTGCGCGTCTCGATCGGCAGGACGGCGTCATTCTTGCCCGAGGCGATCCACTCCTGCGCCACGCCCGGGCCAGCGTTGTACGCGACGAGCGCCGCCGGCACGTCGCCCCCGAATTTCCGCAGGTTCTGCGACAGGTAGGCCGTGCCAAGCTGCACGTTCAGATCGGTGTCGCTCTTCAGGATCGCTTTGACCTCGTCGTCAGACTTCCCGTCGAGCGCGCGGATACCGAGGCCAGTCGCCACCTCGCGCGCCGTGCCGGGCATGACCTGCATGAGGCCGGATGCGCCCTTGTGCGATTCCGCGTTCGGATCGAAAGTCGACTCCTGCTGCATCACCGCGCCGACGAGCCGCGACATGCCAGGGCCGCCGGGGCCGCCGGTGATCGCCTGCCGGGCGAAGTTGGCGCGCTCCGTCGTCGGCAGGCTCTCGAACATCTTCCACTGCTCTTTTGCCGCCCGGGCCGAGACGAGCGCGCGCACGGTCGGCGCCGCGCCGGCGGCTGAGGCACGCTGCAGGAAGTCGTCGAAAGAGGCGTCATCGATCGCGACGCCGTTCTTGATGCCGGTGAGCAAATCCTTGCCTTCCGCCGTCACCTCGCGGCGGGCGGTGGCGAGTTCCTTCGAGCGCTCGTTGATCACGGACTCGGCCAGGTTTCGATAGGTGCGCCGCTCGCGCGCATCCATGCCGAGCTTCTCGTCGTTGAAGAAGTCCTGCACGAACTTGCGCGCAGGCTCGACGCCTTGCTCGGTCAGCAAACGGCGCGTCATCGCCGCAGCGCTCTCGCCGGTCAGCCGGCTTTCCAGCCGCTGCGTGTCGAAGGCGTCCTTGTCGGCCGTGTACGGGAACTTGCCGTTCGCCGCGAGCTGCTGGCCGATGTCCTTCCATTCCGCCTGCGCCCGCTGATATTCCTCCGTGCCGACGCCGCCCTGCGCCGCCAGCGCTTCCAGGTTGTCGGCGACGAGCTTGCGGCGGTCGACCAGCGAGGAGAACGCATTCTTCAGGTCCAGGTCGTGCTTGGCCGAGATCAGGCCCTCGAAATACTGGCCCGCCGAACGCTCGGCTTCGTTCCGCAGGAACGGCCGCAGCAGCGGGTCGCCATTCTTGCCGACGTTGGCGATGTAATCCTTGGCCGCCTTCTGGAACTCGGCGGGGCGCCCATCGTACTGATTGCGGAGCTCGAGCAAGCCCTGCTCAGTCTCGGTCTTGCCCATTGCAAGCCCGGCCTGCCGAGCGGCGGCATTGTATAGCCGATCGCCGCTCGTGAACTCGCCGCGCCACTGGACCTGAATATTGCCGTCCGCGTCGCGCGTGACAGCCTTTGCACCCTGCGCCGCCTGATACGGCGCAGTGGCTTCGGTCAGCGCCTCGCCAACCGCGCCAACCGCGCGCGCCAACTCCGTGTACGGAGCCGCCTGCTGCGCCGCGCTGATCGTGGACGTTGGGATAGCCGCGAGGCCCGGCTTGGGCTTGCGTGCGCCGGAGGCGTCGAGAACGTCAACCATGCGCGAGCCCTATTCGAACAGCTTGGGAATGCCGGTGGCGAGTTCCTGGCCCAGGCTAAGCCCGGTCGGGATCATCTTGAGCGCCGCGGTCGTGCGCGCCATCCGGCCGGCGGCCAGGGTCTGCGCCGCATCGCCTTCCAGCCCGAGAGCCTTCAGCCGCTCATTCGACGCCGCCACGACGCGCGCACGGTCGTTGATGGTCTCGGCCTTGTCGTAGAGTGCGAACGAGGTCGGGGAGTCGAAGCCGACATTCTGCGCGGACCGGATCGCGCCGATCGTCTGCATCGTCTCGTTCAGCTCATCGCGATATTGCGCGTCGACCTGCTGAGCGCGGACCCGGCCGGCCTCGGCCGCCATCTTGAGCTTCATCGACTCGATCTGAGACGCAGTTTTCTTCTGGATGCCCTCAGCGTTGCTGGCGGCCATCTGCATGCCCTTGCCGGCGGCGCTCATGGCCAGCATGGCGATAGGGATTGCAACGCCCATTTCGATCCTCGCGCGGAATTCGTCTCGCGCGACCGTGCGCGTGGGCGAACGCCCATGCACCGCACATCGGGGCTAGAAGGTGACTTCGGTGTCCAGTTCCAGGATGGTGAGCGCGCCGGGCAGTTCCTGCTTGACGGACCAGCGCGGATCAAACGAGCGGCCCGTCTGCCGCGTGCGATAGGTGTCATCGCGCAGGGGCGGGGCTTCTTCCTCGTTCTCGCCGGCGCGCCAGAACGGCACGAGATAGCCGGCGACCTCGACCGCCTGCGAGCGCTGGACCGTCGCCGCAAGCTGCTTGATGCGCCGGCGGCGAATGCGCTGTTTCACCGAGCGCCCGCCCTCGATATGCGGGACGAACGGCTCGACCTCGACGGTGAAATTGAAGCCGCCGTTCATGCCGACCGTGTTGTTGACCGGAATCACGCCCGACAGGGAGCCATCGGCCTGGACCGTGTAGTTGCCCCGGAACCAGCCGTTGCGCTCGACGCTGAGCGTGGTGCCGGCGGCCCAATTGAACGTGTAGACGTCGCCGATCTCAAGCGGGTTGCCGATCGAGACCTCGAGCGCCACGCCCGGCGAGACCTCAAGCACGTCGGTTCCGGTCACGCCGGCCAGCGCCATGGAGCCGTCGAGGAGCAGATCATCCTCGAAGCGCTCGACGAAGCGCAGCACCCCGACGTCCGTCACATATTCGGCGGTCACGATCACGGCGTCTGTGCCGGCCGAGATCCATTTGATCGCGCCCAGCCCGTCCCACGGAACCCAGCCGATCCAGCCGCGCGTATTCGTGCCCTTCTGGTAGCGGCCGACCGCCAGCGTGCCGTCAGCGTTCGACGCGAAGACGTAGCGCTCCGGCGCCGACGCATCGGCCGCGCTGGTGGCGATGGCGAACGGCTGCCGGATCAGCTTCGAATGGTACTCGGACAGGTCTTCGACGACATAGGGCCGGGCAACCTGGCCGGTGCCGATGATCGCGAAGACGCGCGAGCGCGACGCGTTGATGAACACCAGGCCTTCGGTCGTGGGAACCGCTTTGATACCTGAGGCCGGATCGTCCGAGATCAGCTTGAAATCGATCGAGCCGGGGATCAGCGGGTTCGACGTCGAGACGGGCACATAGAACACGCCCTTGTCCGTGAAAACGAATTCGTCGGCGCCGCCCTGCACGTCGAGCACGAGGCAGTTTTCCGACACGAATTCGAAGATCGCATCTTCCTTCTCGGCGCCGACGAGGAAATCGTTCAGCGTCCCGGTCGACGACCAGCACACGGCCGAGCCTGCCTGAAGCAGCCGGCAGAAGATGATGCGCTGCACGTCCTTCGAAACGCAGCCCGGCCAGCCGCGGAAATCCGACATCAACGCTTCGTCCCACTGCGTGGACGCGACCGTTCCCACGAGCGTGTTCGTTGCGACCTTCATCCGCGAGCGCGGGCCCGCCACGGCCTCGTCGACCTCGAAGCCGCTCCAGTTCTTGTCGACGAGCACCACCACATCGAGGCCGACGATCGCCGAGACCTGGCCCTTTGCGCCGCTGGTGACGCCTTCGACCACGTCGCCGACCTGCAGGCCGTTCACGTTGTCGACGCCGATCGAGTAGACGGGCGGCAGTTCCTCGATCACGGTGGCCGTGCCGACCGATGGGCCGATAACGGCGTCGATCACCATCTGCCGGCCGGCATAGCGGAACACGCTGCCGACATGCGAGGCATTCAGCACAGGCGCCGAGAAGTTGATCGTCATCGTGCCGCTGCGAGCACTCGGCGTCATGGTGACGCCCGAGCCCAGGAAGAAATTATAGTACGGCTGGCGCACCGCGCCGCTCGGATCCAGCGAGAACGCGAACGGCGAATTGCTCCAGCCGCCCGTCAGCCGGTCATAGGTGAAGGTCTGCGGCCGCATGCCGTTGTGCGCGACGATGACGGTGCCGTTGCTCTCGACCCAGCGCAGTTCCGGCAACATCTCCTGCGTCCAGGGCATGCTGCCGAACTGCACGACGCTCGCAAGGTTCTTGCTGCGGAAGGTCATCGAGCCGGCTTCGATGTCCATGAACCATTCGACGCCGGCGGCCGGGCGGATCGTCTCGCCGATGCCCGAGGTCTGAAAGAGGACGCGCCGCCCGGGCCGACGGCGAACGCTGCGGCTGGCCAGGATGCGGACATTGCGCGCCGTGCGCAGTCCGGCCTTCATGATGTCGGTATCGTCGGCCCGCAGCGCGGTATCGTCGAGCTGACCGGCCGAGAAATCCCGCTGAGCAATGAGCTGCGCGTCCATCAGGGCGCCCAAATGGTGCGCGAGCCGCGGCCACGCCTACGATGGGCGGTGCGCGACCGGAACAGAGCGCGCGGTGGCTCCTGCCGATCCTGCGCCGATCGGACCTCATCGAGCAGGTTCCTCACGTCGGCGTCACGCTTGCGCGCGTTGTCGGTGTCTTCGTTCAGGCCCCGCAGCAGATAGGCCTCGACCTGCATGGTCGCGAGCTCGACGAAGAGCGGCGGCCACTGGCCCGGCTCCGGCGCGCGGACATACTTGACCGTCACCCCGGAATCGTACCGGCAGCACAGCTTTTGATCCATGATCTCATACTCGCCGAGCGGGTGGCCGTTGAGCCAGGCCGCCTCGACCAGCATGCAGTCATTCGGGAGCTGATAGGCCTTATCGAGCACCAAATGCGGCGACGAGGGCAGGAGCCCGGCCAGGGGCGCCGAGGTGTTCGCGAAATTCCAGGGATGGCTTGCGATGAGGAAGCTGATCGCGCGGCGATAGGCCGGGTCCGCATTCTCCCATTCGGTCGACCCGTCGTATTCGAAATTCACCGTGTTGTTGCCGGTGTTTCGAAGCGCATCGTTGATGATCGTCAGCCGGTCCATGCCGGGACCGTCGCCCGCGGCGCGCTGTCATGCACCGCACAGCGCAGTTCCAAAGGCGGCAAAATCGGATTAAGTGAGGCGCTCTCTTTTGAGGAACGCCCCTTGGTTTACCCCTACTCCGATGGATCGCCGCTGCACGAGATCGCAGCCGTACTCGTCCTGCTGGCCATTGCCGCCCTCTTGAGCCGCTTCGGGCTCGGTGGATACCTCGAAAAAGCGGCAGGCGGGTTGGCCCGCGGCCTTCGCCGGTCCGGCCTTTTCTCTGATCAAACCGGCCTCTCAGCCGAGGTGCACCGCCTCGATCTGCTCCGCGTCGTGATCGGGTGCCTGGCTCTCTGGCACTACGGCAGCGAGTTTTCAGCGGCAATGGCCGCTGGCAGCGTTTCCAACTCCATGTGGTTCGGAATAACTGCGGCCCTTAGCCTGTTCATGGCCATCGGATTTCTGACGCCACTGTCTTCAGTTGCGCTGCTGTTGTTGATCAACATAATCGTCGTCAATTACACCCTGAACATTTCAATCGGCTCACTCGCAATAGCGATGTGCACCATACCGATGGCGCTCTCACCGGCAGGTTATACCGTGTCGGTTGACGCAATGCTGTTTAAGCGCAGCCGGATTATTCGAGCCATCTACGCCGCATGGGGCGCCCCGACCGTCGACCGGATTCAGCTTGCAAGGTTCATGGCGCTGGCTGCGTTCTGGTCGATCAACATCTATTCCGCAGCCAAGCACCTATCCTCGCAGACCTGGCTCGACGGCCTCACCACCGGCACGATCCTTCTTTTTCCGATGATCAACCCAAAGTATTATCAATGGGCTGATGCGTTATATTATCAGTCTCCATTCCTATATGTGATGCTCTCTAAGTTTACGACTTACGGAATGCTCGTGTGGCAGTTTGCTCTCGTGCCGCTAGTGCTTGCATCGCGCTTTACACGCATTATCGCTATCTGTTGGGGAATGATATTTTTCGTATTTTCGGCGCACGTCTTGGCCATCAAAACGCTCGGCATCTACGAATACGTTCTATTTGCGATCGTATTCTGGTCCCGCTCATGGATCGACGATCCCGGCCGGCACAGCCTGATGATCTTCTTCGACGACAAATGCAATCTCTGCGATCGCACCGTGCGGACGCTGGCGCGGATCGACCTGTTTCACCGGCTCGAGTTTCGCCCGCTCTCGCAGAATGTCGCCTTGGCCAAGAGCTATGGCGTCTCCCAACAAGAGGCTCTGACGGACCTCGTCGGCATCTCGCCGGCTGGCCAGCGCTACGACGGATATCGGCTCTATCAGCGGATATCGGCGATCGTGCTCCTGGCCGTCCCGTTCTGGCCGCTGCTGGCCCTCGGTCGCGTCCTGCTGATTGGGCCGGCCCTCTACCGGTTCATCGCGGATCGCCGCACTCGCCTATTCGGGGTATGCCAGTTGGGCAGCCATCGCGCGCGTGTCGCGTGGGAACCGCCTCAGGGCTCAAACTCGCACATCATCTTCACGGCGTTCGGCGTTTGCTTCCTCGTCTTGTTCGGCGCCTATGCAGTGAGACTGCCGATCGTCGAGACCGCCTTCCCTGGCCCTGCGGCCGCGGCGACCTCATACTTCGGACGGGCGCCACTCGCCTTCGGGATGGGCCATATCGACGTGTTCAACGAGCACGATCTGCGACTCTACCGCAAACTCACGACCACCTTCTTCCTCGATGAGAAGAACCAGGTCACGCAATATCGGATGCCCTATAGCGAGTGGTTGGGCGGCAGGCTCACCGAAGATCTGAGAGCGATCAAGGAAGGGACGCTTTATTGCTCGACCCAGTGGGGCAAAACCATAGCGTCTGCTGTGGTAAGCACTACATCGGATCAGGATCCGGTTAGGGGCTGGAAGGTCCAGAGCACTTTCCAGGCGGCTGATCACCCATCTCACGATGACTTCCTGTCATACAGGTACGCCCCGATGGAGATGAAAACCACCTGCGTCACCTACACGCCCGTATCGAACCCCGAGTTGACGCAGGTCGACTATCCGCAGCCCAAGTTCACCGAACGCGCTTCGCGGTGATGATGCCGTTTGCCGACATGGTGTTGGTGGCGAAAGTTGACATGGCAACGAGATACTTCGTGGCGCCCGCCGACAGGTTCAGGCGGCGCCGGCCCTGCAGCACGGTTCCGTTCGCGCCCATTACGAAGCTGGTCGGATAGGACGAGGCGACAAACTCGCCGAGCGTCGTGTTCAGCGTGTTGTCGGTGTCCGACAGACATGCCTCGATGACCGAGACCGTCGTCGCAGCATTGGGTGCGAAATAGGTCAGCCACTCGACATCCCAGCAACCAGCGGTCAGGGCGAGCGAAGTGATCGTCTTCGGCGTTGGCGAGGTGAGGGAGACGCTTGTCGCCGAGGCGGTGAGGATCTCGCCGACCTTGCCCGTCGCCGCCACGCTGCCGTCGACCACGCCCGTATTCGGGAACGCCCCGAGCGTCGCGAGCGCGGTCGCCGCATCGGCGTCATCGAGCAGGCCCCGAATGAACGCGGACAGGTCCGTCGTGGTGAAGGTGTCGACCCCGGTCGCGTAGATGAGCTTGTTCGCCGCGGTCGTGAGAGCCGCAAGCGCGGTGAGCGTCGCATCCGAGGCCTGCTTGCCGCCGACGAGCGTATAGAGCTCCTCGAACATCTGATCCACCTTGCGGATCAGCGTATCGAACGACTCGGTTTTGCCGGCGTCGTCATCGCCAGGCCGGTCATAGTTCAATATCAGCTTGGCCATGCTGTGCGCTCCATTTCGCAGCACAGTCAGTTGCCGAGAGCCTTTGCGCACCGCACATGCAAAAGGGCCGGGCTTTCGCCCGACCCTCTGTCAGCCCCCGCCGAACCGTCAGGTATTCGGGGAAGTCGTCGCGTGCCCGCTGCCGAGCTCGGTCGCCTTGGCTTCCGCCGCTTCCTTGTCGAAGCCACCATCCACGATGGTGTCGTTCGCCGTGTCGATGACGTTGTATTTGCCGCCGCCGATGTGCTCGACCTTGTAGCGCGGCTGGCCCGGCCCGGCGTTCGGGTCGCGATCCGCCTTCTTCGCGCGGGGATCGTCATAGGAGTAGCGCTTCGGATCGTTCAGCATCGCCTCTTTGGCGTCGACGGTTTCGAGATCGTGCTCGACGATCTTGCCGCCCTTGTCCGTCTTCTCGTAAATCTTGACCTTGGCCATCGCCGCGGCTCCTCAATGCGTGGCCGACCGCGTTAGCGGCCGGCGTCGTTGGACAGGAAGGCGGTATAGTTGATCGACGGCGTGGTGCTGCTGCCGGCGATGAACGTATAGGCGCGGATGTAGCGATAGACCGTATCGGCCTGCTCGTTCGTCACACCGATCTCGTACTGGCCGGGCACCGAGTCCTGCGCGCCGCCGTCGCGCACCTCGGTCGCGCCCAGGTTGAGCATGGCGAGGTTCTCGATGCCGGAGGCGAAGCTCGACGAGTTCGAGCCCTGAATGATGATGTTGTATTCCTCATCATTCGAGACGATGTCGATCGCGCTCACGTTGACGACGACCGTGCCGTCGAAGCGGCCGGCGCCCATATCCAGGATCTTGGCCTGTCCGCCGACCTGAGCGGCAGCAGACGAGGTGATCGCGCCAGCATCCTTGAGCTGGAGCAGCGCGTCGAAAGTATAACCACGAGCGCCCATTGCCGCTCTCCTCTGGTTGCCGTTGCAGGGGCCGGGCGCCGAAGCGCCCAGCCGTGTTCGTTACGCGACGATCGTCGCGTTCGTGATCGAGGACAGCCGGGTCAGGCTGTACTTGTGCTCGTCGACGAGGCCGACATCCCAGGACAAGTGAGTCCGATAGGTGATGCCGTTCTCGAGGAGGCCCATGTCCTTGAAGGCCATCGGGCGAAGCTGGATGCCCTTGAGGCCGCCGTCGCGGAACGAGACGACGTAGATCGACGTGGTGACGGGCGAGCCGCCACCGGAAGCGACCTCGTTGAACGGCAGCATCGCCGAGTGGTCATCCTTCTGGTAGCCCCACAGGATGGGGAGGCCAGCGTAGGACATCTTCGGCTTGCCGATCTCGTCCCAGGTCTGCAGCACGAAGCCGGTGAGCGACTGCGTGCGGGCGGCCTGAATGAAGAGCGGCATCGTCGCGAAGTCGGCGATGATGTGCGTCGGCGAATTCGTGTTCGCGATGGCCTGGTCCAGCTTCAGCAGCGAGAGCGGGCCGCCGCCGGAGGCCGCGTTGTTCACGATGGTCCGGCTGAACAGGCGCGAGCGGCGCTGAAGGCCATCGAACACGCGCGGGTTGCTCGTGTTGTCGCCCTTCAGGAACGTGTCGATCCAGAGCCGGCCGGCAGCCGCCATGGCCATGGTCTCTTCGCGGGCGCGGCGCGTCTCGCCGTAGCGATCGACGATCGCGCGATCCACGTCGAGATCGTGGTCGACGATGTAGCTCGACTCCTGGAAGGGCGACAGAACGCCGGTTCCGCTGGTCGACGGCTCATTGATGCCGCGGAAGCCGACCGTGGGAAGCGCCGCCTGGCGGAAGCCTTCATAGACCGCGCCGGTGAGCCCGTCGAACGGAATGGCCGACATCACGTCCGAGGACGTGGCGAACATCTCGATGAGGGGGCGCTCCGGCGAGTCCGTGCCCAGGCCCTTGGCGTATTCAACAAGCGTCTTCATGGATTAACCCCCTATCGCCCGCCGGACGCGCTTTTGCGCGCGGCAACCAGTCGTTCCGCGGGCGACATCGCCGCGTATTCTTCTTCGGATGGGCTGGCCTTGCCGCCATCGCGACCGCCCTGCGTGAAGCTCGGCATGTTTCCGCCGCTGGCGACGCGCATCAGCTTTTCCATCGCTTCGACGCCCGGCTTCAGCATCAGCACAGTGTCGAAGATGACCGGAGCGTCGGCGCCGAGCTTGGCGGCGAGGAACGTCTTGACGGCGTTCTGCCGCTCGGCAGCCTTCGGGCCCATCGCTTCAAAGTGGCGCTGCTGCGCCGCCTGAATTTCCTTGGCCTCGGCGATCTTCTGCTGCGCATACATGCCGACGAGGCCCTCGAAGCCGGCCTGATCCAGGCCGAGCTTGTGAGCGACCTCCCGGCCGAAGCCGAACATCGGATCGTCCTTGTCGAGCTCGAAGCTCTCGCCATCGGCGAACTTGAGATCGGCCGGCAGTTTCAGCTCGTAACCGTCCGCCTTCTCGGGGACGGCGGCGCGCTTCGATTCCTCGCCCGCCTTGAAGGCGGTCAGGTCGTCGAAAGCGGCTTTGAGATCGGCGCCCTTGACCTCGCCCTTCTCGGCGTCCCAAAACTGCTCGCCGAGCCAATCGGGCCGCTGAGCCGCCGCCGGCGGATCGCCCGCAGGCGGCGCGGCCGGGGGAGCAGGCGGGTCACCGGCCGGTGGCGCGGGAGGCGCAGCCGGCGGCGGATCGGGGGCGAAGCAGATGCGCGGCCCGAGACCGGCCGCGATGCGCGCGATGCTACCGCTCGGGGACACGCCGGGCAGCGCCGCGGACGCGCGGCTGTGCAGGGGCGTCTCGGCCGGCTCGCCGAAGGGCGAGGTCTGCGGTTGCGTCACGGCGTTCTTGATCAGCATCTTCGGTTCCCGGCGCGAAGCCCAAAATCGTTGACGCCAACCTGCGTTGCCCCTCGTGGTCGTGCACCGCACAGGCCGGATAGCCCTCCGGTGTGAGCTCCAACTGCTTGCGCCGGAGCCATAAAAGGACGCGCGCGCCGTCACCCGGAACGGCGCGATCCGAGAGCACGCGCTCCCACGCCTTGACCATTTCCTCGTCGATCGTCATGCGGTCGGAACTCCCGGCGCAGGCCCGGCCGGACCGCCACCAGCATCACCGCCACCGCCGGCGAGCAGCGGGCCGAACTGCTGGATCGCCTGCTTGAGCTGCTCAGGATCACGCTGGACCACGATCTTGTCGCGCAGCTTCTTCTTGATGTTGCCCACGGTCGCCGAGCCGTCGATCTCGACCTGCATCGTCTCCGGGAAGTAGTTGCGCGCCGCCTCGAGGACGCGCAGAGCGATCTGCACCTCCTGAAACTCCTGCGCCTGCTCGGTCGGATCGTAGGGCGTGAGCGCCACGGTCTTGCCGTCGACCTTGATGTCCTCGATCACGCCGCGGGCGGCGAGCAGGAACTTGAAGCGCTTGAAAATCTCGGCCGGCACTTCCTTGAAGAAGATCTTGCCGGGCGTGCCGATGCGGCGCTTTGCACGCTGCATCTCGTCGAGCCATTGCTCGGCGGTCGGCGGCGTCTTGCCGATCTGCTCGGGGTAATCGGCGAAGAACAGCTTGCGGATGCCCTGTTCGATCCGCTGCGTCTCGAACTCGGCGAACGACACGTTCCCCTCGAACGACAGCTTCTCGACCGGCACGTGCTGCCAGGGCCGGGCCTTGTAGCCCATGCCGGGCTCGATGCCGGTCTCGAAATTCATCACGCCGTCGTCGGCATAGATGAACGGCGGATGGATCTGGAAATCGGCGTTCTCGATCTTAAGCGCCTCGGTTTCGTCGAGCCGGCGCAGATCGGGAAGAGCCTGCAGGGCCGGGCCCTGGCCGAACGAGAAGATCGTATCCGGGTTGAACCGGCCGACGATGAGCGGGCAGGAGCCTTCACCGCGCAGCTCTGCATCCGCGACGACCTTCTCGCCGACGCGGATCACGGCCTGCCAATAGACGTCCGAGTCCTTGTCCCACAGGCGCCACCAGCCCCACGACAGGATGCACCGCTCGCCGGGCTTGTCCTTGATCTTCTTCTCGATATCGGCGGGCAGGTCGACCCCGCGCAGGAGCGCCGGCAGATGCCGATATCGCGTGTGGCGCACGATGAACCGATCGTCGATCTCGCCATATGGGCCGATGTTGACCTCGATCTCCCGCAGCGGCACCGCCTGATTGACGATCGGCTCGGACGGCCGGAGATCGTCGATCCAGAGCCCGACCGTGCCGAGCGCCAGGTCCGGCATGTAGGCCAGCGACAGCGCCGCATACAGGTTCGACGCCTTCATGGCCTCCATGATGACGGTCGTCTGCTCGGCGATCTGAGTTTCCAGAGCCCCGCGCTGCTCTTCGTCTTCGATGTCGATGCCGGCCTTCTGCTGCGCCCACTCGATCACCTCCGGCGTGAAGGTGTTCAGCATCTCGGTGGCGAAGTCCTGCGCGAGCTGCATGCCGAGCGAGATTTGCAGCTCCGACATATCCGTCTCGCGCCCGCGATCGGTCGGGCTCGTCGTCGACGTCACATCGCGGCAGCGCTGCGGCGCGGTGAAGAAGTAGCCCTCGCGCAGGTCGGTATCGACAAGCGACTTCTGGCGGCGGCAGTCCGCCAGGCGCTGCGCAGCTTCCTTCTCGAGCTTGGTTTTCTCGCCGGCCATCGATCAGCGCACCGCGACGGGCATGCGGACACCGCCGCCGGCCAGCATCGACTTGGCGCCGAAGACGCGCAGAAGCCGGTTCGTGTCCCGGGCGAGTCCATCCTGCATGGCCGAGGCCTGCTGTGCATCCGCGAGGGATTTCTGCTTGTCGAGCTCGGCCTGCTGTTCGATCTGCGTCGCCATCGCCTGCCGGCGCTGCGAAGTGCCGCTCTGTGACATGCCCATGCAGATATCTCCTCGGATACCGCGCACTCTGGCCACCGCAGGCGAGCGGCCGCACCGCACATCAAACGCCGAGCGGCTCGTCATCCCATTCGCAGATGGAGCCGCCCGCCTTCATGCAGGCCGCATAGAGCGCATCGGGCCGCAGCACCGTGCTCGTCAGCCCGACGAGGTGCGACATGGCCGGCACGCACCAGAAGCCCAGCCGGAACCAGGGCGAGCGCTCGCCCGCCGGCGGCATGACGACCATGATCGCGTCGCGGCGCAGCTCCGCTATACACTGCTGCGCGCCGGGGCAGTCCGGCATGACCGATACATGCGTGCGCCCGAGGTTGACGTTGTAGTGGATCCAGCACCGCTGATCCGGCAGCCAGCCGATCGCCGACACATGCTTGAACCGGCCCATCGCGATCCAGTCGAGCCAGCGCTGCCGCGCCTTCGTCTCGAATACCAGGAACCACATTTCCGGCTCGACGCCGATGCGATCGGTGTTGCCCTCTGCCATGCTCGCACGCGCCGCAGCGAGCGGCGTCCCTTGTAGACCTGAACCGGAGCGGTCGACGTCGCGCCCGGCCGGGACCGGCCGGTCATCGCCCCGCCTTCGCCGCCGCCGAGCATCAGGTACTGCAGCGCGTCGGCGACGTCCGAATAGCCGTTCGCGTCCTTGTTCGGCTCGACCTTCTGGAAATCGCCCTTCTTGAAGTGGTAGCCGCCGGCCATCGCCATCTTCAGGCGTCGCGCGTTGGGCGACATGAGGAACCGCGGCATGCCGTCTCGCATCCCGTTCAGCACGAACTCGACCGCGTCGAGGCGCGTCTTGATGCTGTTCGACGGAACCGGCGCCGGCACGACGCGCAGCCCGTGGTCGCGGAACACGTCATAGGCCGTCGACTCGTCGGACTGGACCTTGTCGGCGCCCTTCGGATCGCCGTGCAGCTTCAGCCGGCCAAGCCGTATCGCCGACTCGAAATCGCGCATGTCGCCGCCATCCAGCAGGCCAGGGCAGTTTTCGATGATCCACCGGCCGACGCGCGGCGCGAACACCGTCGCGCCCTGATCGGTGCCGTAGAGCTCGCCGATGATCTGCCACCGATCGTTGATGAGCTGACCGAAGACCGCCGCCGGGCGCCGGCCGAAGTCGAGCCCGACATGCAGCGGCCAGTTCGGGTTATACCGCAGCGGCACCTTCGCGACGTGGGTCTCCTCGACGAACATCGGGAACACGGGCGTGCCGTTAATCGGCGCCGTGATCCGGTTCATGATGCGCGAGTCGATCCAGCGCTTCGTCTTGCCCTTGATCGTTTCGAGATAGAGCGCCTTACCGTTGATGCGCGGGATCCAGCGCAGGTTTTCCGCCTTCGGGTTCAGCTTGTAGCTGTCGACCGTCTTGCCGTCCGGCCCGAACACCTCAAGCAGCCCGGTCGGCTGCACGAAATAATCCCAGCCTTTCGGCCACTGATACTGCCGACGATCATCTTCCGACATGTCGTCAGGCAGCGGCACCTCGCCGGTCATCATGACGACCCAATTGTCCTCCGAGGGCGCGTTCATGTCGCCGAATATGCCGGACCACGTCGGGCCGCCGTCCTTGACCGCCGGATAATAGCCTGCGCGCGACTCGGCCTCGTCGAAAAGCTCCTTCGGGATGTACTCCAGTTCGTTGAACCAGATGCCCGTCCATTCCGTCGAACGCAGCTTCGAAACGTCCTCGGGCTTGTCGAGCGCGATGAACACGACCTCGCAATGGACATCGCCCTTGCGCATCGTGTGCACCATAGGCTTCGACCAGATGAACCGGCCGAACTGATTTTCCGGAAACCACGCCAGCCAGGTCTTGACCGTCGACTGCTGCAAATCGGGATAGGTGTTGCGCACCACCGCCCAGCGCGTGCGCCGCGCCCCGTCCGGCCCAGGCGCCTGCTCGCAGGCCCGCCGCCAGATTTCCATGCAGCACATCGACGAAGTGCCCGAGCGGATCGGGCCGCGGATGATCCGCACCCGCGCGTCGGAGCGCATGAAATCGCCGAGCGTCACGCCGTCCGGCTCATAGGCTACTCGCCCGTGCTCGTCACGCTCGATCGTCGGCGGAAGCGGCAGGGCTTCGTCTTCGGCGGCCTGTTCCTCGAGCATCAGCCGGAAACCTCGATATAGCCGACGAGCAGCGGATCAAGCGGCCAGTACCATGTCGATCCGTCGTCCTCGCAGAACAGGAAAATTGAGCCCGACGGCACCCCGAGCCCAGGTTGATAGGGCTCAGCGCCAAGCCAGGCCGCCAGATCGGCCGAGCATTTGAGCGTCACGAACACGCCGCATCCCCACCAGGCGCCGGCGCGGGCGGCTTCGGCCGCGGGAACGCGATCACGTTCGACGGCCAGCTCGACCCGTTACCCACGATCCGCCCCCACGTTCTTCTTCTCGCTCTCCGGCTCAACCGGCGGCACGAACGGCGCTGGCCATTCCCTCTTCGCCGCCTCTGCCGCCCGAATCCGCTGCATCCGCTCTTCCCACGCATCCGCCTCGCGCTTGCGCCGGATCATCTCAGTTGACGTTGGCATTCCGCACCTCCCGGAACCGATGCGCGAACGTCACCTGGTCCCACACCGAGAACCGACCGTTCACGTCTCGCACCACCCAATCGCCGGCCTCCACCACATCCACGCCCAGCATCAGCCGACCGGCCAGCCCCGAACCCATCGCCAGCGACCCGAGCCCGTACCAGCGCGCGATATCCGGCCCGTTCCCGACGAACCGCATCGCCTCGACCTCGCGGCCTGCGTGGATGTAGCGGCGCGCTGTCATCCCCGGCGCCATCCCTTGGTTGGGTGCAGAACCCACAGGCGGCCGCGCCAATCGCGCATCTGCGCAACCGGCTTCCAACGCCGACCCGGCGGGCGAAACACGTACTGGAAGATCCGGGCATCATCGCCCGTAATGCGCTCGTCCATCACAGCCCCCGATCGTTCTGCACCGGAAAATCAGAAGAACCGGACCCAGCCAAGCGCGAGCCCGACGTTGAAAAACGCCCCGCTCAACAGCGTCCAGATGAATGCCGCGATGAAGACCGAAGCCTTCCAGCCGTCGAGACGAACCTTCATCGCCAAACCTCCCGAATATTCGACAGCCCAAAAATCTGGACAGACCCCGCATGTTTCAGGGGGAAATTGCGTGCGTGGAGGAGGACGTGGACCATGGCGCCCCGATTTTCCCTCCCCCGGGCCTCGTGCATGCGCTCGCGGAAATGAGGGGGTGGCCCTCGGAACGCGCTCTCGCTCGCGCGGCCTTGTGCACTGCGGTATGAGCCCGATCCGAGCGTGTTACCCTTCAACATCGGTAACATCCTCGTGGTTTATCAAGGGCTTATCGCTCTCAGCACTGCGATTTGTGATCGCACGAGGGCCCTCACCAGGCGGTGGAAGCCTCACCACATAGCCCGCGATGACGTTGTTGCTGCCGTTGATGGTGATGCTGGCCTGCCTGTCGTCACCGTCGAGCTGCCTCGCAGCCTCAAGCGCGACCTTCGCGAGCGCCGCAGGCGCGTCAGCCTCCATACCTCGATCGCGGAGCGTCCGGCGCAGCCGAATGTTGCGGGCTCGTTCGCTCTCCGAAACCACCTCCATCTGCCTGAAGTAGTGCCTTCGGATAGCTGGATCGGACATGATCATGCGAGCGCGCTTGAGGCGCAGGCCGGCGGTCTTGGCGGCATCGTCGAACTTCTCGCCAGCAACGATGAGCTCGATGAACTGCTGTACGCGAGGCAGCCTGAGGATCGTCCTGCTCTGGTCAGCCTTCGCCTGAGTGGGTTCCATTCTCTGCGCTCGCTATGCTCGCTGGCGCGCTTCGCGCTTATCGAGAAGAAGAACGCGTGCGGGCGAGGCTGTGGGCGCGAGGAAGATGGATCAGGTGGTGATTGGCGGCACCGCACAAGGCTGATTGCGCCCCTCGCACGCGCGCGCGGCGCGGACACGCTACGGCCGAAAGCTGTTGCGTGTCAGGTGGTTAGCTGGCTTGGGCTATCGTCGTTGGTGCGCCTTGATGGGCGTATGGGGGTGGTGACGGGACGCCAATGTGCGGTGCTTGACACGAAAACGCACTGTTACAGATGTAACGCAATGTCGAGACGTCGCGATGAACGGAACGAGCTGATGCGGCGCTATGTGCTGAGGCAGATCAAGGCCGGGCAGCTGAGCGTGACGGGCGCTGCGTTCGTCGCCGAGGTGTCGAAGATGACGGTGTCGCGATGGTGCGCTCAGGCGGGCATAGATCCTGCTGCTGCTGAGCACCGGCGCTGGATCGAATTGCGAGAGCGGGCGCAGCGCCTGGCTGATGGGCTGGGCATTCGAGACGAGGCCACGCCCGAGGCTGGGCCACACACCGGCCCGTCAAAGGCCACGCTGCAGCGTCAGGCAGACCATGCGAACCGCGAGTGGGCTAAGCGTCCCGCTGCCCAGGCAGAGGCTTCGTGTCCGGCCGATACGCTGGAATGACGCGCTTCATGCGCTCGAACTCACGAAATGAGCGCAGGCTCTCGGCGGCGAGGTCGTCGCGCTCCTGGATGAGCCGTTGCTCGCGCGCGTAATCGTCCGCATAGCGATTCACGCCCATCGCGATGAGGGCGACGACGCCGAGACAGACAACGATGGCGACGATTGCGCGCATGGCCGCGGATAATGCGCGCGGTCGCGGCGCTCGTCAAACTGCGAGGACGGGTAGCGACCGCCTCTTGCCGGGGATGAGGGAGTTGAACCCCGCTGATTGCGTCAGCGCCGCCCAATCGCGGCATCCCCCGTGACCTTCGCTCGGCCCTCTCTCCCTGGTGGGTGCGGGTTACCGAGTCGACGTGCCGGCGCATCCGGCAATTCTCGCATTGAGCAGACCATGCCACAGCAGCGCGGCAAAAGAAAAGCCCGGCACGAGGCCGGGCAAGTCAAGGGAGGAAACGCCCAAGGAGGGGCGAGCGGTCAGAGCTTGGCCGGATTGGGCTCGACCGGCACCGCACAGGCGGAAACGGCGTTGGCCTTTGCGGACAGCCACCCGGCAAACTGGAGCGCTTGTTCAGCCGAGAGGTTGATCGAAAGGCTCCGGCCAAAGCCCGAGGCGCTACAGCCGGCCCATGGGGATTCAATCGTGAGACAGATAGCGCCGCCGTAAAACGACCCATGAATGCTATCGTCACCCATGTCGGCGCTGTTGATCTCCAGGATGTCGTCGTCTTCGCTCACGTCACCACCTCCACTGCCTGCCTCGTCCGCTTCGTCGCGGCCTTCTCCTTGCGGTGCTTGGCGGCACGCGCGAGGTTCATCTTCCTGATGTGGGCCGCGCGCTGCTTCGGGCTCATCTTTGCCCACTTTGAGCGGGCCGCTTTTGCCATCTTATCGCGCCGTTTTTTTTGGTATTCCGCGATCAACCTATTGTCATCGCTGGGCAAATACCCCGTCTTGCAAGCTGCAAGATCATCCGGGATGAATGCCAGTTTCCCCTTTAGGGCACGCAGCAAGAGCGGCTGGCTTTCGCGCCCGATTGACCGCGCATTCCTCGCTGTCGGGTTGGTCAAGCTCGCCTCTATCTTGCCTTGATAGCCTGAAGCGAGGCCTGCGATCTCATCTACTGCGAGCTGGGAGAGACCGAGCTCTATGCGCCTTTCGCGCATGATAGCGATCAGGGCCTCGTACGTCGTGAAGGTGACGGGCTCAGCGGTCATCGGCTGGCACCAGTTCACGCTTGGCGGGCTCCAGCAGTTGCGTGAAGACGGCAATGTCGGTCTTCGGCTCGTCGAGCGGCCTGAAGAACGCGGCATCCCATCGAATGCACGCCTTCAAACTCCCATCTGCCTGCACAAGATCGATTTCCCAGAACCCGAGATAGAGCGCATCGTCGTCGCCGCAGATGCTATCAGCGTCGGCCCCGATCTTCATATCGCGGATCGTCAGCACCTCGTTGTGCATCGGAACGCGGACGGGGATTACCGAGTCTCCGAACTGCACGAAGTCATCCCAACCCTCGCGGATGCAGACGCAGCGCACGCCCGGTGCGGCCCATGTGTTCATCACCGCTCCTCCACCCGCTCATCGGCCGGCGCGTCGAAGCGCTCGTCCATGTCGTTGCGTGGCCGATCCATGTCCGGCTTGGCCCTGCGCTCGGACATGTAGTCCTCGTATTCTGCCCGGCTCATCATCGGCGTGAGAGCTCCGAGAGCTTCGGCCGAAAGCTGCGGCAGGCCCTCGGCGGCAATCCTCTCGGCCTGCCTAGTCACCACAGCGTCGAGCTCGGCGCGTTTCGTGTCGGTGAGCGCTTCCCGATCGACGACGGACTCGCCCTTGTGCGATTTGATGCCGAAGCGCTCGCGCACCTTGGCGACGAATGCCTCGCGCCGGGCAATGCCCTCGGGGCTGTCGTCGCGCTCGACCTCTTCGTCGACCTTTGGCTTCGGCAGGCAGGCGCCGGACCGGATGTGCTCGGCCAGCATGCGGCGCGCGCTCGTCTCCGCCTCGACGATCTTCTGCACATCGTGCCAGGTCGGCCACCACTGGCCGTCAGAGCGGTTCGGCCAGTTGCGAAGCGTCTCGAGCACGATATCGGCCGGATAGGCGCGCAGCTTCTCGGTCCAGATGATGGCCTCAGCCTCGTCTTCGCTCTGGTCGCGGTTGACGCGGCCTCTGGTCAGCGTGCGCAGCTCGTACAGCGCCTTGACGATCTCGCCCTCTGGCGCGCTGCGCAGCGAGCCGTCGACGATCGTGAGCGCTTCCAGGCGCTTGTCGTCGGGACAGACCCACGAGCAGCTTTCCGGCACCGAATAGGACGGGCCGTCATCCGGAAAGAGGTTCCGCCTACGAATAACGGGCTGCCGCCCGCTGATACGCTCCAAGGCGACCGCCACCCGGCGATCCGTGTCCGCTGGCCGCATTGCCGCCAGCGCGGCGGAGGCGATCAGCGGTTTGCCGTATCCGATTGCGGAAGGTAGCTGCCCAGTCGAGCTTGACGCCACGATTGCCCGGGACGCCGACCCAATAGTCTCGAAACTCGTCTGCTGTTCTCTCGATTTGGTCATCGGTCAATCCCACGCTTCGGCCAAATTCGATCTCGTTAGGCTCAGGCCGCCAATCGGCCGGCAGCCTCGTTCCCCGAGACGGCGACGCTCTGGCCTTGGCTGTGGTTGGGCTTGGCGATGGGGGCAGGATTTCGCCGGTCAGCGCGAACTCGCCCGCGGCAGTGTCGTGTTGGATGGGGGGTAAGGGGGGGTTATGCGAAGGGGGTTTGGGGGAAGGAAAAGGGGGGACATCGGGGGAAGGAAGTGTTTCAGCCGAAACGTCACCCGTGACGTCACTGGTAACGTCACATGTGACGTTCTGTGACGCTTTCTGCTTCTCACGCCACCGCCTAGTCCGCTCAGCCCCTTTCGAAGGGACAACCTCAGCCGCCTGCGCGCCGGCAATGCGCTGGTCGACATAGTCGAGCATGTCGGCGATGAGCTGCCGATCGCAGCCGGCATCCATCATGCGCATCACGATGTCGGACAGCCCGCTCATGAGCACCACCGCCAAGCGGCAAGCATCATGGCGCCGCAGATCGCGGTCAGCCCGAGCGCTGCGGCGATCACACCGGTCATCGGGCGATTCCGTTCTTGCGCTGGTGGCTGGCCATTTCGTCGGTAAGCACGGTCACGACATGGCCGTCGCGAACCTGGTAGCGCAGGCCGTCAAGGGCGATGACGTATTGCGTCGGGCCGATGCGTTCAGCCGCGCCGGATGCGCGCTGCAGGCGATCGACGAGCGAATTGCGCATCTGTTCGACGTCGACACCGTGTCCGCGTTCGATGAGGCGCAGCAGAGCGTGATCGGTCACGACGAGCATTCAACCCTCCCCGAGGTAAGCGGCGATCGCCTCGCGGGCGACGACCTCGGGGCTGGTGTTGCCTTCCTTCGCGAAGGCAATCAGCCGGTCATGCACGGCGGGCCAGAGCTTCAGCGTGAGCTCGCGCGCTCGAGCGGCGCGGACATCGCGCGGCCTTGCGCCACGCTGCAGAGCCAAGCGCGAAACGAATTGCTCATAGACGCCGAAGTCGGCCGCGATGGCCTTCAGCGGCTCTTTCGCGACATAGCGCTCGACGATCTCGTCACGCTGTTCTTCTGTGATGTGGCTCGAGTTCATGACGCAACCCTCAGATCCTTGACCGGAACCAAGGGCAGCGCGCCCTTGTGGCCATCGACATCGACCATGGCGCGCTCGGGCGCTGTGGTGATCGCGGGATAGACCTTGCAGACGCGGCCGGTGCGCCCGTCAGGGAGCGTGACGCGCAGATCGGTCAGGGGATGGGCTGCGGGCGCCTTGGCCATCACATCAGCCCCGTCTCAAGGGCGAAGCGCGCGAGCAGCGCAGCCTCAGCCCGGCCGTGATCCTTCTTGCGGGCGAACGAAGCCGCCGACGCCGGGAACAGGCGCAGGGCGAGCCCGCGAGCCTGCTCTTTGCCATCGGGGCCGCCTTGGATCTTGAAATGCTTCTTCCAGACCGCCGGCGTCGCCAGATGCAGGCAGATGCCCGTCAGACTCACCGTAGCCTTCGCGCTGGCATAGGCCGCGCCGAACTTGAACGCCTGGATGGAGCCATCCCGCGGCATGGGGCCGACGAGCTCGACGAGCGCGAACGCGGGGCCATGCTCGCGCAGGAGGCGGGCAAGCGAGGCGATATCCACCTCGCTGCCGACCACCGGCATATCGAACACGGAGACGCGCTCAAGCGCCTGCGGATCGAGAAAGGCGACGGCGCCGGTCAAGCCGGGATCAATCGCGGCTATGAACCGGGCCGCCGGCATTACGCCGTCTCCCCGACCGCCTGCAGGTACAGGTCGAGGATGGCTTCCTCTTCCTTCCGCTCGTCGAGATCGCGCTTGCGCATGGCGATGACCTTGCGCAGCACCTTGACGTCGTAGCCGCTGCCCTTGGCTTCGGCGTAGACCTCGCCGATGTCGTCGGCGATCGTCTTCTTCTCCTCCTCGAGCCGCTCGATGCGCTCGACGATGCTCTTGAGCTGCTCGCCCGCAACCGGATCGTCCATTTTCACATCCCTTGGAATTTGCGGCGGAAGCGCCGCCACACGCTGAGCCACCACGCGGCGGCTTTCTCGTTGCGCTCGGAACGCCAGAGCGCGAAATCGGCGATTTTATCTCTGAGCCAGTCCACGCTTTGCGTCCTCGATCTCAGCTCGGATTGCTTCAAGCCGGCGCTCGATGCCGGCGGCTTTGACTTCGCCCGCGAAGGCCGGCCACCATGACGGGCGCGCCTCGCCGACGATTGCTTGTAGGATCTCGAAGCCAGCATCCGAGCGCAGCAACTCCGCCAGCGCATCCGCCGACATGCCAGTCTCCTGGGCCAACCAGCCTTCAGCGGAACGCGTCGTCCGTCCGGCGCGTGACGCCAAGTTCGCGGCCGTCTTCAGCGGCCATAGACGCCGAGCGACGGCGGCAATCACCTCCTCAATGGGAGAGGGGGGAGCGAAGAGCTGCGCGGCTTTCATCGCGCACCCGCCGGGAAGTTGAGGCGCGCGAAGGCGCCAAACCGCGCCATTGCAGCGACATCGTAAGCCCGCGCCGCCTCGTCAGCGGTTGCGAAAGTGCCGATCACTCGCGGCTGAAGACCAACGCCCGGCGAAATCCGCGCCTGAAAATGTCCGCTTTGCGCGCGGACGCAGCGCTTGCGACTATTGCCCACCGGGTATCCCCGATTGGCGCAGTTTTCCGCGTGCGAGCACAGGCGAAGATTGGCGCGGCGATTGTCGAGACCATTTCCATTGATATGGTCGACGAACTCGCCATCCGCGGCTCCGGCGATAAGCCGATGCAGCCACATCTGTCTCCGAGCGCGCCTCGGGCCAACTGCGATAACCGCATAGTGGGTCTTACCGTGCGGGCCGCTGGGCTTGGCCTGCCATTTGCGGTCACCGAGCAAATGGACGTCTTGCCGATCGACAAGAGTGACCATCCCCCGCGATAGCGCGACCTCGACAAAATCACCGGAATCGTCTCGGTCGAAACCGAAGGACGCTGCGGCCGAGCTCGAATAACCTCTACTCACGATGTTCCCCCAGGAAGGCAGATCAGAAATGTCAGCTCAGCCGATCACGACCGAGGATCTAGCGGCGGCGCTTGCCGGCTTCGCGCTCAGCTTCAGCGCGGTCATCATGTCGCCGCGATACCAGACGCCGAACGAGGTTCTGGAAGCGCTCGCGAACGAGCTGAGCGACCTCGCGGCAGGCATGAAGAAGCGCGGCGACACGGGAACGCCGGCGGCAGAAGCAATCGCCCTCACAAGCCACATGCTCGTGGCATCCGAGGTGAGGCGCTGACCGGCGCTCGCGCATGGTCTCGATGAGGGGCGCGTATTTCATTCGGAGGCCCCTTCAGCCGGCAGATCGCCGAAGACCTCGGGCAGAAGAACGCGGCGAGAGATGCCGGTTTTCTCCTCGATCGTCTTAGCCAGCGCAGGCGAAGGCCGGCGCCGACCCTTCTCCAAGTCGTGGAGATATCCCGGGCTTGTGCCGATCCGATCGGCCAAGGCCTGCAGGGTGAGCTCGCGGTCGCGACGGAATTCAATGAGATGTTCCATGCCTCGCAACTTCGCATATCGCGAAGTTCGCGTAAAGCGAAAACTTCGCCATACGGTGAAAGCAATGATGCGGTGCGAAAACTATGATGTCGGCATGGCAAAACCGACAGGAAACAGGGCCGTGAAGTGGTACCTGCGCGAATGGCGCAAGCACCGCGGCCTCACTCAGCAACAGATCGCGGACGCGCTGGATACGTCGATCGGCCTCATCTCCGAACAGGAGTCAGGCAAGAAGCGGATGAACGACGACTGGGTCGCCGGCTGGTCGGCGACGCTTGAGGTCGAGCCTATCGATCTACTGCGCCATCCGCCTCAAGACGATCCCGAGGCGTCCGCGCGTGTGAGGCGGCTTGCAGACGCGATGCGGATATTCCAAGGCCTTCCAGACGATCGCCAGGCCCGGATCCTTGGCGTTTTGCTTGATATAGCTCCTGACGAAGAAGCTTTAGAGCGCGAACCTGCCCGTCAGGATCAAGCTTCTCCCATGCCAGCAAGAAGGCGTTAAGCCGACGCATATCCCGTACCCCTGAGACTTCTTCCAATAGGCCGGTATGAAGGGAGAAGGGCTTTCACAATTGTGGCGGGCTCGGCCTGGTTTCCCCCAATACCCGCACTTCTGGCGGGCTGGAGGATCAGCCTACGACACCGTTTACCTTACGACAATTCCAGTTCCCTTCGCCTTTGGTTGCGCCGGCAAATTGATTGCGGCGTAGGGTTAACGCGACCTTTTGAGCGGCCTATAATTAGCTGGCTCTCGCGAAACTTCGCGTATAGCGAACTTTCCCCTTGACCTTTATATTCGCTATGTGCGAAGTTCTCTCATCAACCGATGGGAGGCGTCCTTGTCCGCACCGAATTTCCAGACCGTCTACGTCGGCATCCCGGCCGAGCCTGATATGTCCCGAGCGCAGCGGATCTCCGTCCTGATCGACGAGCGCCGCGACCACGAGGCCGCCATCCGTGCCGCCTCCCCCGACGGCATGACCGCGATGGAGCGCGCGATCGCTCGCTGCCGCACCGTCGCCGCGCAGCAGCGCGTGTTGGCTATCAAGTCGGCCGCCCGCCGCTACCTGCGCCACCCGAGCACCCTTGATCAGATCACTTGGAACCTGTCGCAGAAGAGCGCGACGGCCGGCCTGCGCATCGTTGAGCGGCTGATCGCGGCTGGCACGACCGGTAACTCCTTCCCGATGAACGTCTCGCTGCACAACCTGCTCGGCGCCCGCCTACTCGCGCGCTGGGCACGCCGCGCCGAGACCAACGGCACCATGGACCGGCTGCTCTTCGGCGCGCCGCGTCAGGCGGCGGAGTAGGGGCGATGGGAGACCTCAATACTCGCGTGCTCGACACGCTGCGTTCTTCGGAGCAGCCGCTTGATGCTGCTGACGTCTGCGCTGCGCTTTCAGACGACACGCCGCTCTACCGGGTCTTCAATACGCTGCTGGGCCTTGAGCAGGCGGGCGCCGTCGAAATCGCCAGCACCTTCACCTCTGGCCGGCGCCTCTATCGCGCCACCGGCAAGACGGCTGACCTCCCCGAACTGACCGATGCCGAGCGCATCGAATACCACCGTGGCGTCGCAGAGAGAGCCTTGGCTGGGCAGCACGAGATTGCTCGCGAGCGGGATGAGGCGCGGGCTGAGGCGAAGAGGCTGCGCGAGGCGCTGGCGGAGTGCGAGGAGTACTTCGACAACCGCGCAGACGCTGACTGCGAAGGCGACCCGGCCGAGTTCGTGCCGAACAAGGAAATGCGGCTGCTGAACATCGTTCGCGCCGCCCGCATCAAAGCCGGAGGCGGCAATGTCTGACGCTCGCACCCTCTGGATCGCGGCCGAGAGCCTGAACGCCGCCCGACGCGTCGCCTATGCGATCGAGGCCGGGCGCATCACCGCCGGCGAGCGGCACCTGTCCGAGGAAGCCGCCAACGCATGGGCCGGCGAGCTCGCCGATCTGCACCGCTATCCCATGCCCGTCTTCGCGATCGTCATGGTGAAGCACACCACGCAGGACGGGCGCATTCCCGTCGCGTGGCCGCTCGACCGGATCGGCGACATCGCGGCCGCCATCACGCTGTTCGTCGCCGCGCCGGCAATCGCCGCCCGCTTCTGGTGGCTCCTGTCATGAGCTGGTGGAACGAGCCGCTGATCAGCCCGGAAACCGGGATCTATCTCATCCTCGCAATCCCGGTCTCGTGGGTGCTCCTGGCGCTCTTCGGCCGCGCGAACCGTGAAGGCCAGCAATGACCGAGTTCAGCTTTTCGCTCAGCGAGAAGGCCGACGCGGCCGATCGCGAGGCCAAATACCGCGAGCGCGTCTATCCGCGGTGGATCGAGAGCGGCCGCATGAAGCAGGACTTCGCCGACAAGCAAATCCGCCTCATGCGCGAGATCGCCAAGGAATACCGGCTCGCGGCCGAAGCCGAAGCTCAGAAGGGGAGGCTGCTTTGACCGAGCCCCTGCGCCTCCCGGCCGGCATTCACTTCGATGTCGCGGCCAAGGACTATCACGCCGATCCGGCCGCCGAGCCGAGCCTGTCGTCGAGCGTCGCGAACGTGCTGCTCACGCAGTCGCCGCGCCATGCGTGGCAGGTTCACCCGAGGCTCAACCCCGAGCAGCCGGACGAGACGCCAACCGGCGCGAAGGAGATCGGCACCGCAGTTCACAAGCTGCTGCTCGGTCGCGGCGCCAGCGTCGTCGAGATCGACGCCAAGGACTACCGGACGAATGCGGCCAAGGAAGCTCGCTCGGCCGCATACGATGCTGGTGAGTGCCCGATCCTCAAGGCCGACTATGAGCGCGCCACCGCGATGGCGGAGGCGGTCAGCAAGCAACTCGCCAGCATCGAAGGATGCGACGGCTTCACTGCTGCAGCGCCCGAGGTCGTCGGCATCTGCCAGGATGCGACCGGCGCGTGGCTCCGTTGCATGATGGACAAGCTCGAGGAGCGCAACGGCGGCGCCATCATCTGGGATCTGAAGTCCGGCGACCTCGCGGCCGAACCATCCGGCCTCGGCCGGCGCATCGCGAACATGGGCTATGAGGTGCAGGCGGCGATGTACGAGCGCATCGTCATCACCCTGCGGCCCGACCTCGCCGGCCGCCTGCGCTTCCGCTGGATCTTCGTCGAGAACGAATTCCCACACCTGATCACGGTCGCCGAGCTCGACAACGCCGGGCTGGAGATCGGCCGCAAGAAGGTCTCGGCCGCGATCGGCCTCTGGAACCGATGCATCCAGGCCGGCAACTGGCCGGGCTACCCGGCGCAGATCGTCCTCGCCGAATACCCGCCATTCGCGGAGAGCGCTTGGCTTACCCGCGAACTCGACGACGAGCGCCTGCGTGGCCTCGGCAATGACCCATTCCTCATGCGCGCGCCATGGCAGCCGCCGCGGCCGCAGCGCCACCAGCTTTCGGAGATCGCGTCTTGACCTTCACCTTTGCCCCCGCCGCCAACTTCTCGGAACGCGCTGGCCTGTTCGTCGCGCTCACCGGGGGGACGAACAGCGGCAAGACCTTTTCCGCGCTGGAGCTCGCGCGCGGCATTGCCGGCCCGAACGGCAAGATCGCCGTGCTCGATACCGAGGGCGGCCGCACGCTGCATCTGAAAGATCAGTTCCAGTTCGACGTCAACGTGATGGATCCGCCATTCCGGCCGGAGCGCTTCGCCGCGGCCGCGATCGAGGCCGAGAACGCCGGTTACGCCGCGCTCGTCATCGACAGCTTCAGCATGGAGTGGGTCGGCATCGGCGGCGTGCTCGACTGGCAGGCGCAGGAGATCACGCGCATGGCCGGCGACGACTATCGGAAGCAGGAGCGCATGAAAATGGCCTCCTGGATCAAGCCGAAGAGCGCTCACAAGGCCATGGTCTATTCGTTCCTGCAGCGCCGCATGCCGATCATCTTCAGCATTCGCGGCGAGGAGAGCGTGAAGCCCGGCGAGAACCCGGGCGACAAGCCGACCAAGACGCTGAAATCCGTCACGAACAAGGCATTCCCGTTCGAGATGACGGTCGCGTTCTGGCTGGAGACCGAGCGAAAAGGCTACATCGACCTGTCCGATCCGAAGACCTTCAAGATGGAGGGCGCGCATCGGACGATCTTCAACCACGGCGACCGCATCAACCGGTCGCACGGCGCCGCCCTCGAGGCGTGGGCAAAGGGCCAGAAGGCCGAGCCGCGCCCGGCACCAGCAGGGCAGGGCTCAGACGACTTTCCAGGCGACGCGCCCGATCTCCGCGGGCAGCAGATCATCGACGAAGCCAGAATCGCCGCGACGGACGGCATGGAGGCCTATCGCAAGCACTTCGGCGCGCTCGACAAGGCCGATCAGCGCGCGCTCGTCGACAGCGGCCACCACGAGACCAACAAGGCCACCGCCAACCAGGTCGACAAGCCCGTCGACCATGAAGGCGACGAAACCCTTTCTCTAGGGAGGGCGTGATGGGGGACGCGTCTGTCATCGACACCGGAGCTTTGATCGCCCGGCTGCGCCGTCTCCCGACGATCGAGGGCTCTTGGGTCGACGCCGTTCGGAACGAAGCAGTGGCGGCGCTTGAGCAAATCGCGAGCGACGAGCGTTTTGCCGCCGACGGAGTGATCGACGACACCGCTGCTCGGATCGCCGGCCTCGTCGGGCCGAACGACGAAGCGCAGGCAGTCGATAAGGCTGTCAGGAATGCGCTGCTGTTCATGCGCAGCCTAGCGAACCTCCGCCTTCAGAAGCTCCAGGCTCTGTCCGATGCAGCCTTGGCCTTCATCGACAGCCATGTCGCCGATCCAGACATCACCGACGAGATGGCCGAGAAATGGGCGCGCTTGCAGTCCCTCCGCCCCACCCAAGAGCCCGCCCGATGAGCGCGCTTCGGGATTTGATAGGTGACGCCCCCTGGTACGCTTGGACGCTGCCTGCCTTGGTTGCCGCGGTCTACGCAGCATGGACGGTCAAGCGCATCATCACGGGGCGGTGGTGATGATGACAGTCCACTATCACGGCACGCCCATCACGCCGGTCTCGGCGCTATACGAACTTGCCGGCCGCCACTTCTGCGTCAGTCATGCCCGGCCCGAAGACGTTCAGCGCGCGCATCAGATCGGTCAGTCCGTCATGCTCGACAACGGGGCCTTCTCGAAATGGAAGCGCGGTGCCGAAACCGACTGGCCGGCCTTCTATGACTGGTGCGAGCGCTGGCTGTCCTATCCGACGAGCTGGGCCGTCATCCCAGATGTGATTGACGGCGGCTCGCAGCTTCAGGACGCGCTGCTCAAGGAATGGCCATTCGGACACCGTGGTGCGCCTGTCTGGCACATGGACGAACCGATCGACCGCCTGCTGCGCCTCGTCGAGGAATGGCCGCGCGTCTGCATCGGCTCAACCGCAGAATATGCCGCGGTGCTGTCGCCGGCTTGGCAACGCCGCATGGATGAATGCTGGAACGAAATGACCAGCGGCCGACGCTTCCTGCCGAACATCCACATGCTGCGAGGGATGCAATGCGCTGGCCGGCAGTGGCCGTTTGCATCCCTCGATAGCACCGACATCGCTCAGAACCACAACCGTCCGCAGAACACGCCGCGCGGCATGGCTGACCGCTGGGATGCAATGCAGTGCCCCGGCGTCTGGTCCGTGCGCCCTGAACAGATGGAGCTTTCAGCATGACCCCTTCCCCCAAACCCGCCACCGAACCGGCAACGAGCGTGCGGGAGGCTTGCGCGCAGATGGCCGAGGAGCGTGCCAACATCTGCAACATGCTCGCGAACGACAATATTGATCGCAAGGAGAACATCATCCTGCGCGATGGGTTCAACGAACTCGCGCGCGCCATCCGCTCCGCTCTCGCCAGCGACGCCAGCCCGAGCGGGGAGGCGGTCACCCATCTTCGTTGGTTCCCGGAGCGTGGTGATTACGCGGTGTGTGAGGCAGGCCAGTTCGGCGCATTTCCGGTGTATCGCGCCACCCCACCCGCCCCCGCTGCACCTGCGGAGATGGTGGAGGCAATCGCCAAGATCGTCTATGCGGCGATGAAATGGGGCGCAGAACGTGCGGAGAATGGACGCCCGCCAGAATGGGTTGATCGTGGCAACTCCACGGCTCAAGTCGAAGCCCGACGATTTGCCAGCGACATTGCCGCCCTCTCTCCGAAGGGGGTGTAGGATGAAGGATTTAGTGCGCATCCGCGAGTGTCCCAACGAGCCTTGTCAGGACATCGCGGAGAGGATCACCGATTACCTCGCCAATGGCGGCCTGTTTAACCCGGAACTAGCGGATCACGTCGCCGTCCGAGATTTGCTGATTGAGTGCCGCGCCGCCCTCGCCAGCGCGGCCCTACCTTGGCAGGACATCGAGACGGCACCGAAGGATGGCAAGCGGATCATCCTGTTCCGCAAGGGGCACGTGGTCTGCGGTCGTTGGAATGACGACCGGTACGCACGAAATCCGCGCCCGTATTGGTCTCACGATCAAGAGCGGACGTTCGGCACAAGAGACGCTCGCGATGCTGCGCCCAGCCGCTGGATGCCGCTCCCTGCTCCTCCCTCGGCTATGGAGAACGGTTCTGCCGATCTCGCGGATGCGCACTCAAATTCCTATGAGGAGGGGGAGCGGTGAAGGTGCTCGTCGCCTGCGAATTCAGCGGGACGGTTCGTCGTGCCTTCTCAGCCCGCGGCCACGATGCGTGGTCGTGCGATCTCCTGCCGGCAGAGGACGGCAGCAACCGGCACATCGTCGGCGATGCCCGCGACATTCTCGATGATGGCTGGGATCTGCTGATGGTAGGTCACCCGCCATGCACCCGGCTTTGCAACAGTGGCGTCCGGTGGCTCTCGACGCCGCCGCCGGGCCGCACTCGCGAAGAGATGTGGGCCGAGCTTGAGGAAGGTGCCGCGCTCTTCTCGGCGTTCTGGAACGCGCCGATCAAGCGCGTCTGCGTCGAAAACCCGGTGATGCACCGGCACGCGAAAAAGCTGATCGAGAACTATGCCGAGCCGGCGCAGAGCGTGCAGCCGTGGCAGTTCGGCCATGGCGAGGTGAAGCGGACGTGCTTCTGGCTTCGCAACCTGCCGCCGCTTCGCGCGACCGATGTCGTCGAAGGTCGCACCGCCCGCGTCCATCGGATGTCGCCGGGGCCAGATCGCTGGCGCGAGCGCTCCCGCTTCTTCTCCGGCATCGCCGAGGCCATGGCCACCCAATGGGGCGACCTCGACGGCCTTACCCCGATTCAGCGCGATCTCTTTGAGGTGACCGCATGACCCCCGTATCAGTAGAACCGATAAGCGAGAGCCGACTGGCTGAGATCAGGAAGCGGACGGCCTGGCATCAGGAGGCGCGAGAACTCGGTCTGATAAACTTCTCGGTCAGGGAAGTCGCCTCCCTCCTCGCCCTGCTCGACCAGAAGGAACGCGAGCGAGTCGAGGCGCGGGCCGACTTGGACCGGTTGATGGACCCGGAACTCAAGCACCTTCGGATTGAGGGCGGCGCCATCGACGTAGCCCTCACCGGCCCGATCGTACAGCACATGGGATTGGTCATCAGCGAGCACTTCCGCGCATCCGGCGCGGAAAACTACATCGAAATGACCTACCACGCGAAGACCGAGCCCTTCGAAACGTATGTCTGGACGATCCAGAAGCGTGTCGGAAGTAACTCACCACACGATCTGCGGGCCAAGGCCGAAGCCCGCGCCACAGCCGCCGAAGCCGATAAGGCGGAACTGCGGCGGGCGTTGGAGTGCGTGAAGCAGCAGTGCGAGACGGCCGTCTACAACATTAGACAGCGCGAGCATGACGAGGCTGTTGTCCGCTCGTTCCAGAGCGTTGCCGACTTTGCATGCCGCGCCGCCCTCTCCGCCACGTCTCAGGACAGAGGGAATAGGGAAGGAGAAGGGGAATGAACCACATCCGTATCAATGGCGACGTGGCTCATATCCGGATCTCGCAAGAGTTGGTTGCCGTTATCGACATCGCAGACCTTCCCAAGGTCAGGGACCACTCGTGGTTCCGGATGCCCGGCCACGGGCGGGACTATGCCGTTGGGTATCGTCGCGGCCAGGGGCGAATTCCTATGCACCGCCGGGAGGCGAAGTGATGAAGCTGACGAAAATCCGCTTTTCACAATTGGCCGGCTACATCGCAAAGAATGCAGCCACGTGGTCGGCTGAAAGTCTCGATCTGGTCGAGGCATACCCGGAGATGCGGCCGGATGCCGTGTACCGTTTCACGGACGAAATGCGCGCTCGCTTAGATCGGCTCGACGAACTCGCCGGCCGCGCCGCTCTCCAGAAGGATGCACCTGATGTCTGAGATCGATAAGGGGGCGCTGGAGAAGGCGTTACGGCACGCAATTACGACGGCTTCGAATGACGACTACTCGAAAGCAGGAACGCCTGAACGCGCGCGACATGTTGCGCGGATCAACGCCATGACGAACGCGGCCGATGCGCTCGCCGCCCAGAGCCAGGAGGCGGACGGGATGCCTGGCAGCTTCACCGTCGATGATCTCGCGCAGGAAATCCGCCGGGTTGACGGCCAGCATAAGCTTGGTGCCGGTGCTCTTGCCGAGGCCCTAGCCCCGTTCCTTGCCAAAGCCTTCGCGGCGAAGGAGGCTGAGATCCGCGAGGTCCGCATGCAGGCGCTATCGGATGAAGGGCAGTTGCGGGAGATGCACGACCACATCGCCCACGCTGACGCCTACCAGAAGGCCGCGATGGACAATCTCGCTCGCGCCGAAGCCGCCGAAGCCCGCGCCACCGCAGCCGAGGAGCGCTTGAGGGAAGCGGTTGCTGCCGAGACAGAGCGGTGCGCGAAGATCGCCGATTTCCACACGACGTCGAAGGTTGTCGGCACGTGGGCGCCTGAGGGAGCGGTGCAGTTTGTTGCTGCCAACATCGCGGCAGATATTCGGGGCAAGGGAGTGTGAGCATGCCCGAGCGTCGCCGCCCCGAGCCGACGAGCCTATACCCCGACGAGAAGGAGCTCGCCCGCGTGATCCTTGGCGACCGCGCGTCAGAGTGGCCTCGAATTGCGAAGATGGAAGAGCGCAACGGGCTGCCCCCGATCAGCGCCGTCTATGGTGGGCGCTATTGGCCTGCCATCCGCGCGTTTTTCGACAGACGATACAAGCTCGAGGCTGTCACCTCGCTTGAGCAGGAGGAGGAACCTAACGATGGACTCGCCGAATGGAAGGCTGAGCGCGCCAGGATTGCGGCGGCTAAAGCGAAAAAGCGGCCGGATTGATTGCTATTGGGTTGCGGAGAAAGAGGACATCACGAAGGGGTTCCGGCCTAAGACAGTCCGGCTTCGCGCCGATTTCGACACCGAAGAGGGCTATCTATACATCGCCGAGCAGTGCCAGCGCCTGCAGATGCAATTGCGCATGTGGCGCGACGGCCTGCGTTCCACGTCTGCTCGATCGGCCTACGGAACGGTTGCATGGCTTTGCGAGAGCTTCCTGCTCGACGAAGCCTCTCCGCTCCGCGAGAGGCGGCGCGACACCCAGATTTTCTATGAGCGCTACATCAAGATCATCACGCAGACCTTCGGCAAGGTGGATCTCGGCACTGTAACCGGCATCAAGATTAGAGCATGGCACAAGGAGTGGAGTGTCCTTGGAGAACGCGGGGCATATGCCTGCATCCAGACGCTCCGGCGCATCGTCAACTACGGCTGTGAACTCGCGCAGAAGGATGGCGACCCGTGCCTGCGCCTGGCCACAGTGCTTTCGAAGATGGAATTCAAGGCGCCGAAGGGCCGCAAGAAGCGGGTTACGCATGACCTCGTCATGGCGTTTAGGCCGAAGGCTCACGAGAAGGGACGGGCGTCGATTGCCTTGGCAGTCACCTTGCAGTTTGACCTTGGGCTTCGGCAAAAGGACGTCATCGGCGAATGGGTTCGTGCCGGCGATGGGTCGCGCGACGGGATCATGGATGGTGAGTGGCGTTGGCAGATCGGCCTTACTTGGGCGCACATCGACAGCGATTGGATATTGCGCAAGCCTACCAGCAAGTCGAACGGCAATGAGATCGCCGAGCACGACTTGAAGGCGTACCCGGAATCGCTCGTGCTGCTGCAGATGATCCCACAGGATCAGCGCGTCGGGCCGGTCATCCTCGATGAAGGGTCAGGCAAGCCCTATCGCAAGGCGCATTTCGCGAGAACGTTTCGGAAGATTGCGAAGGACGCTTCGTGGCCAAACGACGTATGGAACATGGATAGCCGGGCGGGCGCAGTGTCCGAGGCATTCGAAGCCGGGGCCGAGCCGGCCGACGTGATGAAGGCCGCGACCCACACGCAGATTTCGACCACCATGGGCTACAATCGCGGGGGCGTTGTGCAGTCGAACCGGGTGGCGGAATTAAGGCTAGCGAAAAGGAGCAAGAGCAATGGATGAAGCTCGGATCAGCCTCGATACCTTGGCCGGCGGATGGATTGTCGACGTGATCGGCGAAAATTGTGGATCGCAAATCGGACGCATCAGCCTAGCGGACTTGCTGGGCCAAATTTCGGGTATCGAATGGGCGCATGATCAAGATGAAGAAGCTGCTTTACGGGCCGCGCTCGTTCAGATGCTCAGATCCAATGCCGACCGTATAGAACTGGCCGCGAACAATCTGCCCTAA